AAACCGTGTATGTTCCTTGCGCATGGTTTCGCGGGGGCGGGCATGCATGAAGGCGGGGGGTGTTTTTTTGAGTGATTTATTGAAGATTTTTATAACGTTAACCTCCACCGCTCACACAAGCAGTACCCCCGGGTATACAGACCCCCCGGGTACATTAAAAAAGCCCCCCGGTTGTTACCAGAGGGCCTTAAAGTGGTGTTTTGTATAAGGTTTTGTATAACTTTTTACGAACTGGGTCTCCGATTTTCCCGGGTGGAGACCAAAAAACTTCTACAAAAAGTTATACAAGCGTCATTTTAGCCACTTTACATCAAAAATGAGAGGTCAACGACGTACAGATTAAAGTTCACACTTCTATTATTGAAATTGTGTTTTAATAAAGCGTGTGCAGCTGGGTCAATTACGATCGACGCTTTAGAAACGTTCGATATTGGTGTGACAGGAGGGATAATCTTATGGATTGGGTGCGCCAGTAGGTTGATTCCCTTGAGAAATTGTTCACCGGCATCACTGATAGCATGTCCAAGCTTATAATCGTTAAAGAATACAGGCTCCATTTGCTGGCCAAATACCATACCGAGTCTTTTAGCAAGCCGGTACTGGTATGATCCTGTGATAATCTTTATTGCGTCGGAAGCATACGCATTACAATTGAATGGAGAGTAGTACTCGAAGTCGTCTTTATCGTTAAAATTCGGGATAAAGATCGTATCTTGGTAATGCTTGCTTGCACGTCCAGAGTTTCTCACCACAACATAATCGGTTCTCCATGGGGAACGAGTACTTTGACCAGAGAAGTAGTCACAAGCGTTCTTGAGAATCATCTTGTGTATCGAGTTGACGGTAGGTAATTTTTTTATATTCATGTTGGCTAAATTTTTCAATTAAGGTTGCGATCAATCTCCGTTATTACATCTCCTACGTTCCATAGTGCGAATGTAAGACCAGCAAACATCCAGACCCAATGCCTGAACCCCCAGTGCTTGGAAGGTTCGTCGTCTTGTTTACAGCCTACACGACGGTAGTTATCGGTTCCTACTCCGATTGAGTGGCCGCCTTTACACATGTAGTCCCCGAACATCTTAGGATTATTCTCCGGGATGTAGCTCAGCAGGAACATCAGGGTGAACATTAGTAATATTCTCCCCTTGAGTTTCAGATTCTTCATTTGTATCGATCTTATCAAAGTATTCTAGAATGAACTCACGTAAGCGAGCTGGTAATTTTGACTCTTTCTTGAGGATGAGATTGAACTCTTGCTCAACGGTTCGATTCTCACGTGAGAGATGATATTCGATTTCATCTCGCATCGATAAGATTCGCCTTACTGTAGGGTGTACTTCTTTGTATTTTGTCATGATTGTTCGATTTCTTTTTTGAGTTGTTCTAAATCGTGGAAGAATCTATCCATGTTCTGTAGTTCGTTAGTTTCACTGCCATACTCGGTCATAATCTTTTCAGCAAAGTCTACTGCTAGCAACGCACACTGTTTAGCAACGAATGACATTGTATTGTGACTTCGGTAATTATAACTATCGATAAATTTGATTTCCTTCAAAATACCTTCGAGTAATACTTCTGCTTCTTCTTTCAGTGTCATAACTAGTGTAATCAGTATATGGTTATGGTGTCTACGTCGAAGTACTCTTTCATCTGCTCAATGGTCCACTTGCTGGATACTTTCTCCATGTATAGTCTGCATAGGACCACTGACGCTTTGATCTTGGAGCTTTCGTCTGCGTTTGGATTGTTTTCTTTCCACTCGAGAATGAAGTCGTGCAGCAGTTGCTCAAAATTTTTTGAAGTGGATTCGGCCTTTTCAGTCAAACGGTGAACTTCTACTTCTCCACCATTGGCTAATGTTTTTGCTGCCTTGATTGCACGAGCTTGCAGTTCTCTGGTCCACATCACCTGAACCCCCTCTAAAAGCCTATAGCGTTCACCGCAGGTTACGCATATGGAGTCTCCGCTTTTGCTGTTGTACACCAATGGCATGATTTCTTCAGGATTAGTGTGATTAGGACACACGGTGATTACCTCGTTTATGTTCTTTGAGTCTTCCATTACTTTATAAGTTTGATGTTGTTACGCAAGGACCTAATACCACGGTTGTCTGTTCTCCAGCTAATCTTACCACGCTCTTCACCGAAGTCAAGTGCATCGTGTTCTTTCATGTGGTTCTTGAGAAGGTTTGAACATTCTCTGTGTTGGCTTTCCATCTCTTTGATTTCACCGGCCAGTACCTTGTGGCGAACAGCAATCTGGAACATATCATCGCTTCCCTGCAAAGTCTTGGACTCACTGTCAGCGTATTTGGTGTTCAAGAATTTTTCAAAGGCTTCGGTTCCGTCTGGTTCTGGTTCGTACATCTGAACGTTCTCGATATCAGCTTTGGCTGCATCAATGCGGTGCATGAACTCGTTCATCTCGGAAACAATCTTGTCTCTCAAGTTCAGGTTCAGCTCCATTGGAATTGTCCAGAGCTTTCGGCCATCTTCCAAGAAAACAATCTCACCGTACTCAAGCTCCAAGCCAAACAAGTAAGTCTGCAGCTGAGTTACGTAGGACGGAGGAATGCCGCCTTCCCACTGCTTGGACGCAAAACCATTAATGGTCTTCACTTCCAAAACTCCAGTGAAGTTCTTGTTTACTAGTTTTCCACCGTAAACAATCTTGTCCGTTTCTTTGGACACCATTACTCGGTCAGGAGAAAGGAACAAGTGAGGGTAATCACTGTTGGTGATGTAGCCAGTAATCGGTTTGCAGATTCGGATTTTGGTTCCGGCTGCATAGTTTCTGATTACGGATTCAGGATCCTCACCATCGTAATACTCCCACATGTTGGCTACGAATTCTTCCAATCGGTTTCCGTAGAACATAGGAATGTTCTCGTCCTGCTTGATTGGTATAAGCCCTAGCTTTTGATAAAACAGTTCTATCTTGGACTTGTATGGATTCAAGCCCATCAATGTACCTATGTCCGAAGCCCCAAGGCCATTGGTTCTGAATGCCAACCACTCGTCGTAGTTGGTCTCCTTGTCGATGTTGATTAATTTGAGTTCACCCATTGGAATAATTTTTCTGCGATTTGAATAACCTTACTGGCGATCATCTCAGGGTCTTCGCCAAAAGGGGGATTGTACACGGATGCAGCTGCTTTCATGCAAGACTGCTTTTGAATTTTTGCGTCCTTATCGTAATGATGTTGGATGTGCTCAAGCGTTTTCTTTTCTACTCGCTGCAAAGCATCACCACCGGGAAGAGAACCTACCGTATTGGTAGGATCTTCTTCCACGTAAGCTTCCTTTTTAGGTTGAGCTTGGGGTTTTGCTTTTGCTTTGAGTTCGCTGGCTGGTTTTACAATACCTTCAGCAATGGCTTGAGCTAACGCAGGGTTAGCTATTTTTGTCATGGTTTATTGATTACCAAGGTAAGCCGTCGTCTTCTGTAAATGGAGTTTCTTGAGTTTCGTCAGAGCTGAAAGTATCAACTGACTTAGGTGTACCAGTTGGGATACTAGAGCTCGGACGATGTGAAGGAGCCTCTTGTGCAACAGCCGGGTGTACCAATTGAGATTTTGCTTTGGCAATCAAGTCAAAGAAAAACTTTTGTTCTTCTTCACGGTCGATGTCAATGATTTCACCTTTCTTGTTCTTGGTGAAAGTTACCTCAGGCTTTCCGTTTGGATTGTCTTTGGTAAACGCAAACTTTAAAGGAGTGCCGTTGTTAACTAGAATCAGAGAGCTTTTCTTGATTCCGTTCTCTTCTTTCAAACGAGGAATGAAACGTACCGGGTAGCTCCAGTTGATGTTTGGAAGTACGCAGCAGAACATTCTGAAGTAAGATGAATCGACATCCATTTTCAAAATGTAGTTTTCTCCTTGGTCAGAAAGATGAACTTGGAATTTCAGTTTGGGCTTACCAGCGATTTCTTCTTCTCTTGTGCTGAAGCCGGTAACATGTCCTTCGATGTAGTCGTACATGAAGTAGTAACGTGTGTCACCTTTTGAAGTAACAACCGGGAATGTGCCGGTTTCGTTTGTTTTGCTGTAACGCATTACTTTGCCGTTACGCAGGTCCACATAGATTGCAGACGTGTTGTTTCCTAGTGCCATATATATTTAATTTTAGGTTCCCTATTTTTGTGTCCGTAAAAACGAATAGAGCAAAGATATATGAGAATTTTAAAAAGACAACTCACCATCGACGAAATTGAGCAGGAAATTATCAACATTCGACAAGAAGGCGGTCCAAAATTTCTAGAGGATCGGAGAATCCAAGAGTTGCTGAAAAGCTACTACTACGACCAAAGGGAACTTAAAATCAATAGCCTCTCTAAGACACTGGTCAAGAACCTAATCTACATCCTCAAAAAGCGAAACATGACGCTGAAGGATCTGGCCGGAGAGATAAGTCGCAAGTCAGGTGGCTTGGAAACTGTATACCGCAACAAAGATTTACTTACTTCAGAATACTATCGGTGCGATAACATCATGACCTTTGCCATTGACTTTGGGTTTGGTCTGAACATCAATCCTTGGGATTTGCTTTTTTATGACCTTGAGTATTTAATTTCAAAAAATATGTTGAGCCCGTTTTGATTTTTCAAAAAGAGCTTTACATTTGTACCCCCCTTTAACGGTCGGTGAAAAGACGGTGGCGTTATAGGGTTGTGTGCTACCATGGGATTCCGGCACAGCACAGCGATGGCACTAAGGAATGATTCGCAGGACCGGACGGAGGGTGCAACCTTCGATAGTTGATTCCAAGCTGATGGGCTTGCATGTTCCACATCAGTCATTGAAGACAGTCTACGAGCAAGTCTTTTTTGGTGAGCACCCTTTTTGGGATAGCTCACGCATATCCTCAGTTCCAAGCAAATCATTATATTACTTTACAGTACTTAATCTTAAATAAGAGAATTCTTATTTAACTTTAGTTATATTTGTATAAATTTATATAAATTTCGCAAAAATTCAATGATTGCTTTAAGAGACCAACCCAATCAATTTATACCAGAAAATCAAAAAGATCCAGAATGGTATAGGGATTCGCTGCGCTACGTTGCTGAAAAGTACAACACACAGCAGAATATGTTGGGGTATCAGAACACTGCAACATATGAAAAGCCAGTAGATGAAATGCTTCGCATGTTCACTTACTACCTTGGCAAACAAGAAAACAAAGATTACTACTACAAGACGAAAGACGAAAACAACTGTGATCTCCCAACTGTCTGGATTAATGGACAGAAGTTGACTTCGATGATTGATTTCATGATAGGCAATGCTATCAAGATGATTGAAAACATCGAGCCGTCTGTAAAAGGTACATCTGAGGCCCTAGTTTCCAAGAAGAACATGATGTTGGCCCTTGGCATGCTTAAATTAAAGTATGAGGAAATCTTCATGAACATGAGTGAAGGGGGAACTGAGTTCAATCCAACTGGAGCAGAACAGTTTGAAACTCCAGAAGACTTGGAGAGATTCATGCTGTACGATTACAAAGAGTACGCAGAAGTAATTGCTCAACGTTTGGCTAATGATATTCTTTACAGGAACCGTTTCATTGAAAAATACAAACAAGGATTTTTGTATCTTTTGCTTGGTGGAGTTTGCGGAATTGAAAACTCAATCAAGAACGGAAGACAGTATAAAGAAATCATTCTGCCTTACAACTTGATTTGGGACAACTCGGTGGATGATGACTTTAACACTAGGGCTCACTATGTAGGTAAAATTGATTGGCTTACTCCCGGTGAAATTTTGTCACGTCCAGAATTCTTGGAGTCTCTGACACCCCAAGAAATCGATGAAATCAAAACAGTAAATACTCAGACACTGGACAAGATGCTCGGTGAAGAGTACATCACTTCCAACAAACTGCGTTGGTGGTATAATTACTCTGGCGTTCCAAAGATGGCCTGTGTTACAGGTTACTGGGTAGGCTACAAAGAACTACGTTACGAACAAGTAAAAGACCAGTACGGAAACGAGCACTTCTCAAAGATGAGAACTCGTCAAAACTCAAAGTACTGGGTGAAGACTATTTATAAAGGAACTCTGATTGCCAACAAATATGTGGTAGACTTTGGTGAGACAACGAACATTGTTCGCAGGTCCGATGATCCACGTGAGGTTCAGTTGCCAATTTCAGTATTCCTTCCAAACATGGTGATGGGCGAAACTCGTTCGATTGCATCTCGCCTTCACAAACACCAAGATAGAATTGACTATCTTACTTACGAGATCACCAAAATGACGGACCGGGCCAAAGGCAAGGTTTTCGTTTTGAACAAACATAAACTTGGCTCTGCAACTTCTCAAGAAATCCTAAACGATTTCGAAAGGATGGGGATTCACATCACCGATGGCAACATGACTGGTGAAGATTTCAACAACGCTGATTACAACAAGGTCGTTGAAGTAGTTGATATGACTCTGGACCCTAACGTTAACATGATGATTACGCTTCGCAGAGAAGAAGAACGTATCATGGAAGAGATTGTTAACGTTCCTAAAATCGCAATGGGTCAGCAGCAAGGATATCTCGGTGCAAAAACTCAAGCCGGTTCCATTGCTCAATCAAACCTAGGTACTTCTTATTTATATCAAGGCTTCATTCAGTTCATTGAACGCGACCTTCAGTATGCACTGAACCAATACAAGGTTTCGTTGTTGACTTTGGAAACCGATACACTTGGCCTTCTTGATGACAGAGGAATCGAGTTCTTGGAAATAACCGAAGACTTCAAGTTTGAAGACTTTGGCGTTTATATCAAAGTAAAAGACTTTGTTGATGAACAATCTAGAGAACGTCTTCTTGCAATTGCTCAAGCGGCTATGCAAGCTCAAATGATTGACATGCGTGATTACTTGCGCATCGAAACAGCCAAGACTTACACTGAGCTTCTCAAAGAACTTGAGTACTCAATGGACAAGAAAGATCGTGAGCGTAAACAGCAAGAAGAACAAGCTCGTATTATGCAAGCTGCACAAATGGAAGCCCAGATGGCAATGCAGCAGCAACAAGCTCAAGTTGCTCAAGAAGGAAATAACTATCGTTCCGAGTTGAAGTTTGTTGGTGACATGGCTAAAAATTCACCACCGCCTTCAACAGGGGAAGCACCTGTAGAATCCATGGCAGAAGCACCTGTAGCAGCAGAAGGTGAAATGACTGGACAACCTGCAGAAGTTCCCATGGAATAATGTATATTTTTCTGAACACACTTGACTTTTGAAATTTTTATATAATTTTGTAAAAATATGTACGATACTATCGAACAACAAATCAAGCAGCAACAACAGCAACAACAAGATACTGGTGCTGGTAGTGCTGATCCTCAACCACCAGTTGATCCTCAACCACCGGTTGAGCCAGCTGCTCAAACTCCTCCGGCAGCTCCAGCTGCTACAGCAGCTCCAACTCCTCAGGCACTTGCTGTTGAACCGGAGCCACCTGTTGATCCACCTGCAGATCCACTGGTTGATGGCGATGATGTTCCATGGTACGAAAAAGAAAATTCATCTACACCAAAGCCAGCTGATGCACCAGCTAACGCTGATGCTCCAACTCCAGTTGTAGATGAAGATGAAGATATCAAATTGTTAAAGGAGTTCAAGAAGTCTGGCAAGACTTTGAAAGACTTTATCAATGAGATGAACGTTCCAGATTATGCCGCTATGGATGATGCTACTATCGTTGAGATGGGGCTTCAGCAACTAGAAGGCTTTACTGGAGACGATTATGCATCTGCTGTTGAAGAGTTCAACCAGATGTCTTTATTTCAGCGCAAAAAACTAGTACAAGAGTATAGAAACACATTCATGCAGCAGTCCGAGTCGAAGTTGAAACAACTTACTCAGGAACCAGCTAAACAGAATGACCGTATCCAACAGACTGTACAGCGTTTTGAAGCAGAAATCGACCAGATTGCAAAAGAGATTTCAGGAAAAGAACTGTACGGATTTAAGGTGACTGACGAAATGTCCACTAAAATCACAACATTCTTGAAAAAAGAAATCAGTTTGAATCGTGCCGATGGATCTATAGATGCAGAGTTAATGGCTGACTTTGCATTGTGGCGTTTGTATGGAAAAGATATCGTTCGAGCAAACGTTACCGCAGCCAAAAATGCTGGCCGGAAAGAACTGTTGATAGCGACAACAAATCCGTCTAGTGGTGCAGGATCATCCAATGCCAATCCGGGTATGAAAAACACCGGGGCAGATGATGCGTTCAGTGCCTACCTAAACGCTAAAAAAAGATAAAAAAATAAAAAATGGCAAGTCCAGTTACAAACCTAGATTTAAACCAGTCGCTCCTCCTTAGGGGGTTGAGCTTACCCAATAAAATGGCCATGGTTTACGCCCAAGATTATGGGTACAATGTTTTGACTCAGTTGACTTCTAAGTTGTCTTCTTCTATTTCGACTCCTCAGCCGAAAGTAGAAATCAGCGCACTTGGAAATCTTTCTGTTTATTCTCGTATTTCTGCTGCTCCTACCACCCCAAGTGGATATGCTGTAGGTGAAGCTTTGCTAGTAACCTTAGATGATAACTCCAACTTCCGTATTGGTGATATCGTTGCTGACGCTAACATGGTTCAGGCTATCGTAATTGACAAGCCTTCTTCTGGTGCTAACCAGCTTATCGTGAAGCGTGTGAGCACTACTTTGGTTATTGCTAACCACTTCTTGTCAGGTACTATCTGTAAGTCGTTGTTTGACTCTAGCGCAAACCGTTACAGCGGTGGTAAGACTCCGTTGAACTTTGTTCCTCAGACTGACTTTACCTACACTGCTATCACTCGTGAAAGCTCTAGCCAAGCACGTCGTGATCGTGCTGCTTCTTTCGTGAAATGGCAAGGTGATTTCTGGTATCGTTCATATGACGATTTGACTCTCCGTAAGTTCTCTAAGAGCTTGGAGTTCAAGTATGCGTTCTCTGAGCGTGCTATCGTAAACGGTCCTCAGGGTGAATCTTACACCACTGCTGGCTTGCGTTGGTCTATCATCAACAACGGTGGTACATACCTTCCATTGACTGCTGAAATCACTCAGACTCAGTTTAACGACTTCTTGGAAACTTTGGTTCGTAAGAGTGCTGAAAATGGCCGTAACCTTATCGCATTGATGGGTACTGCTATGATGGCTCGTTTGCAAACCTTGTTGTCTGCTTACATCCAGTATGCTGGTACTACCAACACCTTGGGTGGAGTTTCAGTAGAAGGTTTGAACGTTATGACTTACAGCTACGCTGGTATCAAGATTGATTTCGTTCGTTGGGCATTGTTGGATGACGATGCATTCAAAGGCGATTTGTCTGGTGTTACTGGTAAGCCTCGTATGTCTCACAGTATGTATGTATTGGATATGACTCCAATTCCAGCTGCTGACGGTAGCGGTACAATTTCTCCTTTGCAGAAGTATCACTTCAACAATGACGAGATGATCGCTAACTACGTACCGGGTATGATCGGCTTGCAAGACTCTAACCCTTCTACTATTAAGCAAGCAATTGCTAATGGTTTGACTGGTTCATTGGCTACTAGCGATATTGACGGTGTGGACTTCCACATTCTTTCTGATTGCGGTCTGTACGTTGCTGCTGAGCGTTGCGGATTGGTTGAATTAATCGCTTAATCTTTTAGAAAATGCAAAATCAAGCTTTATTTAATGGTGCAACTACCCTTGCCGTAGATAACGGTAAGCTGCACTTTGTTCGTGTTGGTGTTGACATCAACAACGTAGATGCCATGAGAGCTATCCCTATGGATGTAGCTGGTATCTTTAATGTTGAGATTGTTCCCGGTGTTGCTGGTACTTCACGTAGCCAAACTTTGACTCCTACAGCTGCGAATAACACAGTTTACACTGTGACTATTCAGGTGTACAAAGAGTCTGATTGGGGCTACTTTGGTCCTATTCTGCAGACTTTCACTGCTAGCTATACCTCAGATGGTACTGCTACTGTAGCTGAAATTACTGCAGGTTTGACTACTGCTATCAATGCTATCGGTGCTGCTTTTGGCGTAACTGCCACTGACGGTACTACTTTGGTAACTGTAACCTCTAACACAACCATTCCTCAGAACATCAACTGTATTAGCACTGGTGCTGGTACGTTGGCTGTTGCTCAGACTGTAGCTTTCGCTAAACCTTACGGTTTGGCTGCTGAGTTGCAAGCTCGTGGTTTGGCTAGTGCAACCACTGGTCAGTTGTATACCGAATTCATTTTCAAAGTAAAACAGGGCTATGCCTCTGGTCACGTTAGTTCGGGCCAAGAATACCTTGAGCAGACTATTTGGATTAACACCACTCAGTCTACTTTGATCACTGCGTTAGGTACAACCTTCCGTGATGCTCCGTTCACCACTCCTGCTTACAACCTGTAATCTGGAGTTTTGTAAAAAGGGGGGACTTGGTTCCCCCTTTTTTTGTTTTTAACAAAAAACACTTATCTTCGTTAAAATATTTATGATCCGCAAAATACTTTTATCGGCACGAACTCCCAAGGGTACACATACTCTTCAGGGCAGTTACTATGACAAAGCTTCTCGTAAACATCTTTACTGTGTAGAAAACGGTAAGCGTGTGGTTTCAGATTTTGAATTTGATGCCTCTCTTAAGCAATTCGACGTATTGCTTGATAACGCTGCAATCTACACTCTAGAGTATGATGACAGCAACGCCTATGAATTGGCAGTAGTTGACTTTTACATGAACCACCCATTGGTTCAAACCGAAGGTCATCAGAACATCAATTTGATTAATGGCTTGTTCACTTGTGTTCTACAGCACAAGATTGTTGACAACGAAGTATCCAACCTTAACGAAAACATGGATGTTGCGTTGAAGTGCTTGGCTTTGTCATTTGAGGAAAAAGCTGATTTAGCATATGCCCTAGGTATTGATGCTAGAGGTTTAACTCACAAAGAACTGGTAAGTCGTCTGATTGGTCCAAACCTTACAGGTGACGCAATCAGTCGCAAAAACGTATTCATCCATTTTTACGAATCTGCTGATACAGATCGCAAAGTAAAAGTGTATGCTCAAAAAGCCATTACCTTGGGTATCATCAAACTTGAGAATGGATACTACCGTGTCGGTGGCAGAACTCTTGGAACCAATGAGCGTGATGTCATTGACATGTGCCTAAGCGACAAAGATTTCTTCTATGGTTTCATCAAGGTAGAAGTCGATAAGGTTATAACCAAACCTAGCGAAAAACTCGATGATATGAGTAAAGAGGATATCACCGAAGTAGTTGCTGAAAAGGTTCAAGAGATTAAGAAACTCAGAGGTAAGAAAACCGAAATCATTGATTCGTTAACCGTATAACCATTGTTTCTAGTAATTAGTGCCAAGAGCCCCTCACCAGAGGGGTTTTTGGTTTAAAGTAAATCTATGATACGTAAAAAAGAAAAAAAGATTCCAGTCAAGGGGGTTTCAGAAAAACCTCTAAAGGAAACCATTTGCTCCGGCTGCAAAAGAAATCGTCCTTATGCCAACAAAACTAAAAAGCTTTGTTCTACCTGTGTGAAAAAAGCCGCTGACGAAAAAGCAAAAGAACGCAGAGCAGTCAAGCGTGAAAAGAAACGCATGAGTATTTCTCAACTGACTAAAAGATTAGACACTGTTTTTTCATTGTACATCAGACTAGAAAACTCCAACAAAAATGGAATGGTAAAGTGTTTCACTTGCGATAACCCTCATCACTACAAGTCTATTCACAATGGCCACTTTCAATCCAGACGATTCATGTCAACTAGGTTTGATCCTTTTAACTGTGCTCCCCAGTGCTACGCATGTAACGTTGGAATGAGCGGCATGCAGTATGAGTTCGGCAAGAGAATTGATTTGAAGTATGGAGAAGGAATGGCAGATTTGATTGTTCAGAAATCCAAAGGTGTTTACAAATTTACTCCTGAAGAAATGCTTGAGATGATAGAATTCTTCGCTGAAAAAGTAGACAAACTCAAGAAGCAAAAAGATATATCAGATTAAAAATAAATTTTGTACATTTGTGTTAAATGACCGGGGCACAATTTTACACACTTCTTCAACAAAAGATCGACAAAGCTTACAGTGCATATATTGACACTGCAAAGGCTGATCGCATTATTGAAGATACTATCTATCGGTTATGTGAAAGGGTTTACAGGGATCTCGATTCTCAGAAAGATTACGATGAACTGTGGAGCCTTTTAATTAAAGATGAAGTTAAGACAGTCGCTGCTCCTTACATCGATTTGTCTGGCTTGGACAGAACCTACATGCATTTATTTCGTGTGGCCTGTACCTACAATACCCTTTTGGGTGCTCTTACTCGTGCGACCACTGGTTCGGGTCCGTACACAACCGTCTTTTCATCCAGTGGTCACACGGTACGAGTTGGGGATCAGATTAAAGTATTATCAGTTACTGGAACAGTTACAGCTACAACCAAATTGAATTTTACAGTATCTACTGCAACTACAATTGACGCAGCTGCACCAGTATATCTAGTTAGAACTTTTGAAGCATCTCCTTATTATTCGGATAGAAAACGTGACGTGTATCATGCACCTACCATTTTTCATCCGAAGTATCAATTGCAAAACCGAATAGCAGGAGCCGTAAACAATAAGGCTCTTTATTTGTTTCCTCAAGCAGACGGAATAATCATTGATTACTTTGCTCAGCCTACTGTTGCAAATGGTCACATTTTTCTATCGACCGGTGCAACCCAAATAACAGCTTATACAGAAAAGTTTCTGTATCGTTTAGCTGACGAATGTGTAATGACCTACGCTGGCCAAGTTCGAGATATCGAGCTTCGTCAGAGTTCCGCTCAAGACATAGCACTCAACCCCTAATAAATGAGTACACTTACTGAAATTGTACACCGTATTACTAGCAATGTAAACGGTGGCAACACTACCGATGAAATGCGTTTTGATTCTCTTTACATTGAGTCTAAGATTCATACCGCCAGAGCATCTATTTTGTCTGCGATGAGTAGACAACCAATGTTTGACCGCATCAATGAAGCGTGTGTACAAGTTTATAGTGTAGAATTACTAGAAGAAGATGCAGAAGCAGACTGTGATGTTGTTAGATTTCCTTGTCCCACTGTTGTTAGGCTTGATGATAGACATGATGGTTTTGTATATGTTGGGCACGTTAATGGTCAAAAGCCATTTCTTCGTATTCGCTCAAACTATACGGCTTTGTCTATGCATTCTATTTTTCAAAAAGAAAAAGGAGTAGCTTGGGATTATGTGGCCGATTATGATGGTAAATTTTACATTCAAGTTTATAAAAATCCAAAGCAGCGTAAGCTGTTGGTAAGGGCGTTATTTAATGACCCCACTGAAGTTCCAAACTATCGTCGTGATATTGATCAATATCCTATAGACGCTACTTTGGAAAATGATATTGTGAATACAATAACCAACGATCTATTGAAGCAGATGGTTCGCACATCCGATGTGGTTTCAGATTCACTAGATACTATCCCGAATAAACCGAATTAATCGAATTGACAGATGAAGATCGAAGATGTTATAGCAGCTGCATGTGAAGAACTACAAGTTAGTTATTCAGAAAACGCAATGTGGTTTAAGGTACTTGTGAATCAAGTGCTGAAGACATTTCGCTCAGGTGAAAACTTGCGTTACTTTTCAGTTACAGATGAAGTTCTTGATTCAAGACTTCCTTTGCCTGAAGGCTGGGTAAGAATAAACGTAGTTCGTACCTGCGAAGGTGCAAGATACTGCGAACATTACGACTACGAGATTCAGAATGAGCATGTGATATTTGAGTCTGCGTTAGAAATACGAGACGGTTCTAAATTTGTGATTGAGTACAAAGGCTTTCCTGTTGACCAAGCTGGAAACGTTTATCTCAAAGATCAGTGGGAACGCATGCTTGTAGCATACATTGGCTGGAAATATTCTCGTAGACACTTTGAACGTTACGCTCCGGTAATGGAAAACTACAAGCGTGAATATCAACTTCAACGAGCAGCTAACATGTAATTATGTCTCAGATAGTAAGATTACTTCAAAATGGTTTTATGGACAAGGATACCGACTTACAGTTGGTATCTGGCGGTAATTACATAGATGCCCAGAATATTAGACACCGTGACGATGCGGGTGCTAATATGACTGGCGTTTCTCCGGTTCTGGGTAATGCATTAAAAGTTACGATTCCTGATCCAACTGAAAGTGTAAGTACTTGGCGTATTTACTTGAGAGCTGATTATCCCTATAGTTTCAGCGGCTCCGTTTCTGTTATAAATAGTTCTGGAGTTGTACTGGGTCCAAGTAGTTTTACTGGAAGTTACGTTGGTTCTTCTATACCTATCTCTAGTGTAAATACTACCACTGATCAAATATCTTTTGCTTCTCCTCATGGTTTATCGAACAGCCAAGTTGTAGGATACTTAAATATTGGTGGAACACCTCCTTCGCCTTTGGTGAGCGGAGGGGCGTATTATGTAAAGGTAATTAATACCACAACAATAGAACTGTACACTGAGTCTACTCTCATCAACAAGATCGATTTTACTACAGCTGGGACTGGGACTCAGACCATTGACCTTTCCCCTATGACTAGCCTTGCAACTCAAGTACAGTCTATGTTGAATGGTTTAGCGGCTGGGTTTTCATATGCTAGTCTTACGTATCTCACCGGAGGCACAGCATACTTTGATGTAACAAATGCAACCTTTACTGATTTTGAAATCTTAAAAACTGGAAACATAATTGACTCCATTATTCAACTTTCCGAGTACGTAAGTTTTCTTACACTTTCTCCTAAGTTTAAAATTATAGGAATGGAGAGCGTTGGTAATGACACAATAGTGTTTTCTACAACTGGCAATTATCTTACCTCAACCTATTATACACCGTACAACAGTCTCTGTGAAATAGGTGTTGTTCAGTTTAATCCAGCTACTGAAGCTTATACCTATACTCGCTTGCTTAGATCCAAGCAGCTTAACTTTAACGTTGACTACCAGATCCAATCACAAGTTGAAAGACGCACACAGGATGTAAATATTTACTGGACCGATGGCTTTAATAAACCAAGGGCATTAAGCGTTCCTTATCCATACATTCAAGATGGAGTACTGACTTCGAACGGTGGAGAAATTGATATCGCAAAAGTCGACAAGGAAACAACATTATTTGTAGATACTCCAGCGGCCACAATCCAGTACATCGCCAGCATTGAAGGCGGGGGATCAGTTATATGTGGTAACAAACGTTACACTGGTCGTTTTGTAACAGATGACTTTATTGGAACAGATTATCTGTATCCAACTGGACCCATCAATGTATTCAATGCAAATACCATTACTCCATCTGAAGTCAAAGGTGATCAGCCGGGCACGCTAACCAACAAGGCGATAAAGCTGCGTGTTAACAATATTCCTCCCGGTGAGTTTACTTACTTTGAATTAGTTGCGATTGAGTATGAAGGCGAGACGTTTACCGCTACCATGGTTCAGAGATATCGTTTGAACAACGAAACATCTCTAGATGTAATTCACAGTAACAACGGTCAGGATAATTTCCCATTATCCATTCCTGAACTTCTGGCCCTCACAGCCAAAGTAACTAGTGTCAAGAGCATTAGAATTAACTCAAATCGCTTGTTTTTGGCTAACGTCAACGAGTTGATTGATGAGGATCTTACTGCGTGGGCTCAGCAAATAACACATACTTTAGAAGTAAGGACAATTCCTTCTGTACTCTATAGCAACTATTTTGGACCGGATGATTGCAATAGACCGTATCCGGCTTACCGATTTGGAGAATACCAAGATCCTCAGAACGTATTAAATTATACAGGGTACATGATGAATGATACCTATCGTTTTGGGATTCAGGTTCAGTGGAAAGAAACCGGAAAATGGTCTTCTCCATATTATCTTGATGATATTCGTTTTGATACAACTGCAACCAACGTAACTATTCCAAACAGAAGAAGCGCAAATAACATCACCACTACGAACATGACCAATAGTGACTCTACGGTGGTAAACGTATTTTATCCTAAATTTGGAAATATTGACTTGAGCTACGAGGTAAACAATGAGCCTTTGCACAAGTTGATAAAAGCCTACAGGATTGTTCGGGCCGACAGAATCCCTGAAGTTTTAGCTACCGGTATTCTAATTGGCGGTGTTCTTGATGATAATACAGTTGGCGAAAATCATATCATACCGTACCACAAGGATGTCGTAAGAACGCCTGTGAATACTTTTTCTAGTTACCCTAGTAACTATTGCAGAAGAGATCACAGTTTAAACTTTAGAACAACCTCGTACCAGAATGATATAAAGCTTGGTAAGAACGGTGCATCGATTTACGGTTATTTCCATTCTCCTGATATATACTTCAATCAGACGCAGTATGAGTATACAGCAGGTGACGTATTAAAAGTTTTAAGTGTTCCTGTACCTCGTGATAAGTTTACTCTTCAGGGTTTTAGTACAGGAGATTTTGAATCTGTATATCAAGAGTACACTGGGTATTTTTATCCAACCTTACTTTCCTATACAAATATTAGCATTTTAGATGCCAGACTTTTTCGTACCGGAGAGATTGCTGCTTGGGGTGGAGCTGATAAAGTTAAAAACGGAATCAGTGTTCCACCTGAAGGTGTATCTTTTGCAAGTCCTTTTTACAGTAATATGAAAAGCTGCACGGTTTTTAAGTTGGGTACTGCTATAGAACCAACTTTTCCCGGAGCAGTAGGTTTATATCCAAGTGGATCTGGTACGTATGCAAAAGAAGGTTTAGTTTATGCTCAGGTTTTTAGAGATAAAGGAAATGCTGCAAAGTATCCAAGTGATAAACAACAGACTGTTTATGAAACTACCAATCACATTTACATCTTGAATGGAAATGAGCGTGGGGTTCAGAGCAACGTATCGGTATTCGGTGGAGATGTCTTTACTCAGAAGACCACACTCAAGGCGAGAATGAGTACGCATAATGATTTGAACTATGGATTCGGATTAGGCTATTCTTTTTACTCTCAAAACGTTTCGAATACTCAAATGTTCTACACAATAGAACATAACAAGGAGCATGCTGGACCCGGATATGTTTTCCCTCAGTATATGGAAACAACCATTACCGGATTAAATGAGTCTGGTTATAAGCGTGCTGGTAACGCTTACATTAGAGACTCATTTGGCGCACCTCGAAATGCTCAGTTATCATCAAACGTTGTTACCTATGCCGAACTTGAACAAGGTGCTTGGGGAACAGGTTTGCTTTATTGGTTAGAACAATGGCCAGAAGTAGACAATCAGAATAATTACGATTCTCAGTATAACGTCATAGACAACTTGTTTACTGAAAATGGTTATGATGCAGATAATCGTTGGGATGGAAAACGACCTGCCTCAATCCGCTGGTCTCAGATCAAAAGCACTGGCTCCGAAAAGGATAACTATAGAATCTTCAAACCAATTGACGTTGTTGATTTGGATACCAATGATGGAGAAATCATCGAGCTAGAAACCATCAACGGCAACCTGTACACTCTTCAGCCAAATGCTTTTACACGCCACTACATTAACGATTCTCAAATGTTAGTGAGTGATCAAGGTACAGAGATTGTACTCGGTTCAGGTGGGGTTCTGACAAACAAAGGTCAGAAGCTGAGCAGCTTTGGAGCTACCAATAAAACTGCCGTGGTAAAAGGTAAAACTTTTACTGGTGATGAAAACTTGTACTGGTACAATTCTGAAACCAAGAAGATCGTTCGCTTTGGTGGAGACGGAACCCGAGTACTTTCTGACAAGGGCTTGATGTCATTCTTGATTAACAATACAACATGGCATGCCGATTCACTTAGAGCGATCTCTGGTGAAGGCGTTACTGCAGGATATAACCAAAGGTTCTACGAAGCAATGTTCACGTTCAAGGCTGTTGACCCTTCGATTCAAGAATTTCAAACTTGGACCAACACAAGCTACAGTGCATATGTTCAGTATGCTTCTGGAAGTCTTGTGAAAGTCAGCCACCAAGGGGATGGAACGTCATTTAATTACTACAGTGAATTTGAAACTGCAGATAGACATTTATCAGGAGTTCCTTTTATATACAGAAAGAAAAACAGTAACCCCGATACTGGAAACACACGTCCATACTTCGGTGCAACTTGGGCAAATAACTGGGAAAAACTAACTCCCGATACTCATCCTCAGTACTACAAAATATTTAATTTGGTGTATGACGAGGTGAAGAATGGGTTTATTTGTTTCCAATCAGCTTGGCCAAATATTATGGCTACTCGTGGAAACACAGTTTACACAACCAAGCCAAACGAACAGAATAAAATATACGTTCACAATGCAGGTGCTTACAATACTTTTTATGATGCCCAGTATAATGGACACATTGAAGGCGTAGTCAATATTGATCCCAACCTCAGTAAAACTTTCGAAGCTGTTCAGGTAGTTACTCATACTACACCTGAGAGAATTGATTTTGGTACACGTGACCATGTATCTTTTTTGACAAGTGCTGAGTTTGAAGAACTAGAGGATTTTTACTATGCTCCTGTTAAAAATGATTCCACCATAACCGGTATCAATTCTGGAGATACTTCTAGATTGTGGGGTAGATACTTGAAAGTTAAATTGACCTTTGCTCCCAACTTGTTTCAGAAGTTGGTAGATTACGTAGTTAAATACAGATCGAACTCAAGATTGTATAACAAATAAAAAAACTTAAATTTGTACTCATGGCTGTAATGGATCCGTCAACAATAATGATGCTAGCGCAATTTGCAAAGGGTGCAACTAAGACAATTGGCCAAACCATTGGAGGCGTTGCTGGTGGCATACAGATGTTAGTTGGATATAATCAGTTGAGAAAAGCTCAAAAACTTCCTTTTCCTGATTATACTTCTGGCATGCAGTATGCTAACGAAAACATGGAAATGTACCGTAAGCAATACCAAGAAGGTTTGGGAGATGACACACTCGGTGGAGTTAGAAAAGAAAGTTCAGGTCAAACAGCTAAAACGTTGCGTACACTTGCTGAGACAACTCCGCAATTCGCAGGTCAAGCTGCCTCTAGGATTGGGGCTCTGGACAGACTATCAACCGAAGTGAATTTAAGTAAGCTGGATGAAGCTTATAGAAGAAGTGCTATATCTGGTATGACTAGATCAGCAGCTGAAATAAGTACAATACAGCAGCGTGATATCACAGCCAAGCGAGAGTACAAGATGATGGCTCAGCAAGCAGCCGGTGAAGCAATTGCAACCGGTTCTGAGAATTTAGTTCAAGGAATACAATACATGTTAAAATAATTATGGCATTTGGTTTATCTTCGGGATCTGGTATAAGTGTAGGTGGAGCCACTAGAGCAGCTGGAGTCACAACAGCTACCAAAACTCCCAATGATTTTTTACTTGGCGATAGCGGCTTAAAGAGCATGCCGGGCGATAATACTGCTAGCAATGGCGGTGGCGGTGGTGGTGGCGGTGCTCTTCCCGGGCTAGTATCCTCTGGAATGGGACTAGTTCAAATGGCAATTGGGTTATCTCAATTGAGAAAGGCAAATCGTTTACCTTTCCCGGGGTATCTAGCTGCAAAAGGACCATACGCTGAGATGAAATCGATATACGAAAATAACATGAGACAAGGTATCGGAAGCGAACAGCGAGGCATGATGCGTATGGAAAATAGCAGAGCACAAGCTCAGCAGATGAATGCTGTTTCTCAGTCATCACCTCAGGCTTCAGCTCTTCTTGGTCGTACAGCAGCAATCAACAGAACATCAGGTGAGGCTAGAATACTGCAAGCAGATTTAGCAGAGAAGCAAAATGCCATGTCTGGTGTAGAACGTATGAATCAGGCGATGAGCTTGATTACTCAGAAAGATATTTCAGCGAAGAGAGATTTTAGATTAACCGCAGAGAGAGCAGCGGGTGCAGCTATCAAAAGAGGAAGTGAAAATATTGCCAATTCGATAGGAGCTGGCGGTTCTTAATAAATAATAAAAATGGCAAGTGGATTTTCATTAGGCGCAGCGATAGGAGCAACAGGTAAGTTTCCAAAACTTAAGGCTCCTGAAGTAGATACTTCGGTATCAGACAGACAGGCAAGAGAATTGCAAGCAATACGTGATTCCCTTGTTTCTGATAAGAGTAAATTTCATAATGTTTACATTGGAAAAAACGAAGAGAATCTTAAAAAGAATATTTCTGAGTTGCTGCAAGCAGAGAAAACAAAGGATCCCAATGTTATCGAAAAGGCTTATAATATACGAGCCTCTATGCTGGGTAATCAAAATAGATACGCAAATCTTTCAAAAGATTTATTTGACTTTGAAACAAATATTGAAATTAGTAAAGGAGGAAAATCAGAGTTTTACATTTCTCCTTCTATGGAAAAAGCGTATGACATAATTAAGTCTTCTAATAGTGAAGAAGATATGTTTGCTAAGTTTCTGGACAATCCTGAAATCGTTGCCGATGGCTATTTTGATTTTGAACAAACTGAAAACGGTGTTAGTATAAATCCCTTGTTCAGACCCAAAATAGATTTTGAAAAAACTTTTGGTGGAGGACAAGTTTTTAAGTTCAACGAATCAGCTGTACTGATGAGTGAGCAAATAGATCCTACGACCAAAGGACAAGTTTCACGCAGGTACTATAGTATCCCTGCAACTAGACAAGAGGCATTAGAACTGAAGAAAACAAACCCTAACATTAAGGAGAATAACAATGCTTATGAAATGGGTTTAAGTTGGTTTAAAGGAAATGAAGATGCTCAGAATCAATATCGAAGCATGTTGTATCACAGCACGAAGGATATGGATGTTCTGGACCCCAATACTATGACAACAGAACAGGTTTATGACCGCTTATTCAAAGATGTTGTTCTGTACAATATCCCAGCAAAGTATGAAAACAAAGACTATCTGGAAAAAAGAACTAACATTAGTGTGTATGTAGATAATACAGGTCAAAAAGTTGCACCTACAGACTATGTAGTTGGCTCAACGACTATGAATTATATGGGTAAGCCAAACTCTTTGAAAAGTGATCTTTCGGCTCCAGTTTCTCCTAAAGCAGAAGGCACAACTGCTACGATTCCAACTAACGGATACATTGTTGGTTTGAATGACGGCTTGCCTGCTTTTACTACCACTGCCCAAAAAGAATTTACAATCAGCCGAGTTGCAATTTTCCCTGCAGTTAAAGCAAAGCACAAATACACGGATCCAGTAACTAAAGAGATTAAACAATTTGAGTATCTTAGGCCAATTACCAGTGATGAATTAGCTGAGGCGAAAAAAAATGGTGTACCGTATCTAATGTATCCTTTTGCTATCGCAAACAACAAATCATTGAGCATATCTAAGGCTCCTGAAGTCGGGGTCAGCGGCTATGCAATTCCTCTTTATGAACCTGATGCAAATGGTAGATGGATTGTACCAAAGGATTCTAGAAAAATAAAGACCACTGGCGGTTCTCCATTATTATCTCAGGTTGTACAGAAAAATGATTGGGGTGATGAAAGCCAGAAAAACTGGGACAATGCTTTCTTTAGCATAATGGCAGGTGTTAAGGACCAAGACGATATCAAGCAAAAATAAATTATCAGTAAAATAGTTTTCTCATCAGGTGTTATATTTGTAGTATGCCTGAAGAGAAAAAATTTACTCCTAGAATAGGGGGTGCTAAGATTGATACTAAGCCGGTAGTCAATACTTCTACTACTAGTGATCAACCAGAAAGTTTTTTAGAGACTAGGGTAGGTCCTATTGCGCCTAAAAAAACAACAACACCTTCTTTTAAAGCTGGGTTGGAAAAAGCTATCTCAGGTCAGAAAAAAGAACCTGTTCCCATAGTAAAAGCGATGAATGAACAGCAGCCTGAGATTACTCAGGAGCAGGCTGTAGCTAGAGAACAGGAACTTAAGAATTTGTCAGGAACATCTCTAGACGCAGAGACTTTATTTGTTGCAGCTAAACAAGACTACGGTGACGTTATATTTTTCGGCAATACTTTCATCAAGAATAAAGAAGAACTCGAAGCTGTTCTAGCTGACCCAGCACAACGGTCTCAGTTCTACAACGAAAAGAAATCAGTACTGAACAAGTATTTTAACATTATAAGCGAGAAAGATTTTGATACAAAAATTGGGGGTGGGTTATCAGAATATGAAAAACTCCAGTTTACCGATTACTATGGGAAGACAATCTACGATCCTGTCTTTACTAGACAGACACCTACTCCCGGCCAACTTGGTTACAGAGCAGAATTTGATATGTTTGCTCCCGATCCAGTACAAGCCACATACAACATTGCACAACGTAAATATGAAGCGCAAAACCAATTTGATAAACTGAAGTCCAATGGCATTGCAGTAGATGCATATGGCCAACCATTTGAAGATCCCGCTAAGTTTTACAGTTACATTAAAGACCCTCTAAATAGAGATGCGTACCAGAGAAAATACGGTAAGCAACTAAAAGAGATTGGCTACAGTACAGTCAATGACCTATTGAAGCCAGTTGTTTTAGACAGTTCAGTTAATGCTGACTGGGCTCGTTCTGAGGATTATCGTAAGATGCGAATCGCAAAAGGTTCGGATGTTGTTAAAAGAGACTTCCTTGGAAAATCCGGAACCATTTATGATGAAAATCCAAATGCCGGTTCAATTTCAAATATATCCGAAGAAGACTTGGGTAGGATTTTGTATGAGTATGATTTGGGTAACGAGATTAACATTGATGTACCATACACTGCCGGCAAAGGATACCAAGCTTTAAACAGAAATACTCTCATAGAGTCGCTTTCTAAACAGGGAGTACGTGAAGATGAAATTGACGAAATTCTAAACGATTTTAAACTCCAGTACGAAAGATCCATGGGTATTACTTCGTATGAGAATAAAAGAAAGCAGCTTGGTTATTACAAAGATGCCAAGGGTGCAATGCGTTCTAGGTATGACGAAAATCGTGAAGCTATGGCATTGTCTGAGTTATCTGATGATGAAAGAAAAATCTCTGGTTTATACGATCAGATTCGTGAAATATATGCGACTGCTCCAAAAGCTAACGGCAAACAGCAAAAGCAACTGGGTCCAGATCAACTTAAAAAGGTTAATTTGCTAAAGGCTCAGATAGAGCAGATTAAACGTGATAGTGGGTTCTTCGGATTCAACGCCATTCCTCAGCAGGAGTTTTTTGACCCATCTGGAAATAGACTTGAAGGCAAGGCTCAGGAAAACGCGCAAAAGGTTTTCGTTCAAACTATGCAGGGCGAAAAGAAAACTGATTTGGTAATTCTTAAAGAAAAACGAAACATTCTTTACGAACAGGTAGAGGCTCTAGAAAAAAAACTCAAGGGTTTTGAAAATAATCCAGCCATGCGAGTTATTTATAATCGAGAGGGGTTGGACGAAAAATATAAAGAAGCCGTAGATAAGAATTTCCGTGTATTGGCTAGAAGACAGCGTGAAGGTGACATTCGTGAAGTAACGGATGATGATAGAGCTGCATATATCTATAGTGCTAACCTATACAATAAAATCATTGAAAAGAAAGCTCAACTTAAAGCGATTAATAAAATTATTTACACCAATGCCGACCTTACTAAAATTGACGGAACTGGCGTAGGATCCAACTTTGTTGCTGAAGTGAGCAAGGGTGTTGCCAATGTAGCCGGTGTTTTTACTGGGGATAAATACATGACACCTGCTGAAGAATTTACAACGGCAGTTCAAGTACTGCAGGAAAGTGGTTTGTATGTAAACCCCGAGGCTCTTGATCGCATAAAAGAAGTTCAAGAAGATCAAATGATTTCACAGGGTATCATTGGTTCAATTGGAATAGGTTTGCAACTTGCTTTAACTCGTAAAGTTTCGGTTGGAGCCATAAGTAAATTATTCACATCTGAAGCAGCATTGGCTACTCGCACATACATGGCCTCTCGATACGGTAGAACAGGCTTAGGTGCTTTTCAGTTATTTGAAAAAGCAGCTACAGTTTACGGTATAGATTTTCTCAGTTATGAATTAGCAGGAGAAGACGGTACTTCAGGTGTTGCTGAAAAACTAGGTACTCAGGCATACGATAAGGTAACAGGTGTGTTGGAGTTGGGTCGATTTGTACCAAATAATATCATCGGTAAGATGTTTACTGTACTTGGTAGAACAGTTTCCGGAGCAGCTGGTTCTTTCACAGAAGAAACATTTGCGAATGTTTGGACTAACTTTAAACAAAACGGCTTTGATATAACAGAAGCTGTAGAAAATGCATATGGTAAAACCGAAGACGAGCAGTTATTTACATTGCGTTCGATTGCATTCACTTCGATGGTGTTTTCTAGTATGAACTTGAGTAATCTTGAGGTTTTAGTTAAATCACGAACAGAGTTTGCTAACTATCTGGAGTCTACCTATGGAGACAATGCGTCTGAAACCGATCGAGAAATACTTGATTTGTTGGACTCGACAATTAAAAACGCAAGAAATGGAGGGGGCAATGAAGAATATGAAGGTGCTGCAGCTACAGTTGCAGCTATAGACGGCAGAGGAAATGCTACTGCAATTCCACTTGACCAACCAATGGTGATGTCTTCAGGGCCTGTGGAATCAGACCAAAAGACAACCACCAGTAGTGCTGCAAGTTCTGGAGCCGGATCCGAAGGCGTTCAAGTAGAAAAGAGAACTGGTAACATGGGAGAAGAGTTCTATGTTGCTGGTGTAAATGGAGTACTCGACAACAAAGTTATATATCGCTACAACTCAGAAACTGGACAACTAGAAGCAAAGGGTTTGACCAGTACTACAGAAGAGTTTGTTCCTGTAAACGAAAAAGCTCGTGAGTTTATTGAAGGTCAGTCCAAAGAACACGGCATTGTCTCTAGGGAAAAAATTGAGAACATAGCAATTAAAAACCTCGAAGCTAGACGAAAGTCACAAGCTGACAATGAAAGAGCTACAGGTAAAGACAACAATAAAGTATCATACCAAAACCAAACTGAAACTTCGCGTCGTAAAAAAGAACGCATTGATAAAGTTGAGGCCAGTGCAAAGGCTCGTTACAACCCAAAGTTTGACGCAGATGGCCAAGCTAGAACCGGTCTCTTCACTGGAGTAGCAGAAGAAGTTAAGGTTTCGGACACCGATGTAAAAGATACGGCTTCAGAAATCAGCAGAAACATGGGTTCAAAGATGAAGATAAACTTGACTTCATTCTTCATGAACGGCAAAGCAGTAATCACAGACTTGGCTAGAAAAAAGGCAGCCAAGGTTGCAGACTACATGGCTCCTTTGTTTAGAGACTTTGACAATACTTTGTTTACCACTGAGGATACCGACATGACCACTGGTCAGCCAATCCGTGAGCGAAACAAAGATGCAGTCACCGATAAAGTTCGTGAAGCTGTGGCCAGAAACAGCACCTTCAATGACGTATTTGGTCAGATGGTATCTGATGGAAGAATGTCAAAAGAAGATGCCATTGACAACTTCATCATAAACCTGTTACAAAACAGCCGAGCTAAAGCTGCTGAAATTTTCGGTAATGATAAAGTTGGTTTTGAAAACTTTCAGAAACTCAGAAAAGACTTCAACAACTTTACTGCTAATAAATACACTGGCTCCAACACTTTCAGTGCCACTGATAAGTTTGTTCGCCAGACTCCAATGGCAACTACCACGACTAAAAACCGCAAGGCTGATTACAAGAAACAAGCAGCGGAGTTGGTAAAAGAAAACCAAAGGCGCAGAGAGGTAGCTCAGATTCTTCAGGATACTCAGGAAGAAGGAGCGTTTATCAAAGATGAGCAGATTGATGCAGCACGTTTCCTAAATGGTGAAATCACCGCACAGGAATTCATGGAGAACACTGGTGAACCAGTTGCTTCTACTACAGACCCAGCTCAAGTTGAAGCAGCAGCTAAAGCCAAAGCTGAGGGCATGGTTGATATGAATAAGTACAACGAAGCAGTTGAGTTGATTCGTAAGAACGATGCCACACGTGAAAAATACAGAAAGGAACTGTTGAAGAAAGGTGCTGAGGTTTGGGGTTTCACATCATCAATTAAAAAACCATTTCAGTGGAAACAAAATCTTAGAAAGAAGCGATTCGTTGCCGATGTATCTATGAGGCATTTTGAATCTGCAGCTACTCGTGCAGGTATTACTCTGCAGCAGTTCATGGACACTCGCATAGAGATGCTCAAAAGAACTGAACAACAGTTTCAAGAATGGCTCAAAATGTCTCCTGAACTAGTTCCGTTGTATCAGCTTCCGGCCACATTGGTTCCCGAAGAGATTTATCCGAACATGGTGAAAGCCATGCAGCTGAAGGAAAAAAAGTTCACCCCAGAGAAAATAGCTTTGATGACTGGTGTTGTTTTCAATGAGCAAGGTGAAGCAATTGCGTTTGACCCTACTTTTAAGATTGCCGATACTGGAGCAAAAGAGCGGTTTGATTTGTCTACAGGAAAAGTAGTTTACGAAGGAAAAGTTAACTTCTTTTCTACGCTCAAGGAAATCTTTAATTTTACCTCTGGATTAGAGGCTTCGAGACTGGATGAAGAGAGTCCCTTTCCTAAGAAACCTACATTTGGAAAAAGAACTTTTTATTTTGGTAAGAAAAGCTTAAGTGATATTGCTAATAGGACTACGTATACTGTAAGCAATAGAATAATCAATATTTCATCTGTAATACCAATTGAGGATAATCAAAAAATCTATGAAAATTATCCGGATATCGGTCTGATAAATATTCGTGTAGTTGATGATGTAAGTTTGCCTCAGGTTTCGTTTTCACCGAATCACCTGTACACAGGGAATGGAAAGTCTTCAACATCTCCCGGAGAAATACTAATAAACGTAGCGAAGTATACCGAAGTAACAGAAGATCCGTTTACTTACGATAGTGTATTTAAAAAAAGTATATTGCCTCAAGTTCAAAAATCTCTGAGACAATCTGTTCAGTTCATGGAAAATGAACTTACGTTACCAGAAGCTACAAAATTTGCAACTCCAACCGCAGTTAGGGCTAAAGTGTCAGAGCTTAAATCTGCAGGTGTAATAGATGACAATACTGAAAAATTAATAAATGATGTTGTAGAGTTTTATGCAGATAAAAATATATTTCAGTTTGGTACTTATACTAGCGTATTCAAAGATATTTCTAAAGTTCTATTTCTAAGTAATGAGCCAAAATCGGTTGCATCGGCAATCGAAACGTTTTCGAATAAATACGATTTAACTGAGGCAGATAGCAAAGCACTCGAGTTAATTTATAACAATTACCTCGATGCTTACGGTCCAAAGGGAAAGGCTAGACTCAAGAGTATTCATAACGCCTTTGTAACCACAAGTAAATTTGCAGGGTTAAATAGTGATGAGTTAGTTGCTGTTGGAACAGAGCCAATCACCGAAGACACTTCAGGTAAAACTGAATCAGGTACTGCTACAGCACCTATGAATTTTACAGAACAAAGCTTTCAAGATTTGAAAACATTTGTTGACGGTATAGATGAAGTGTTAGACGCTCTAAGAGCTCAGGGTAAAGATTCGTATGAATATTTCGATAGCCTCGTAGAATTACAATTGATAAATGATGTAACCTCTAAAGAATTTGGAACAGTGACTGAAGAAGAATTTAATGAACTTATTGACTCAGTAAAATCTCCCGAGTTTAAAACAGCCATGGAGTTTCTTCAAAAAGTATTTGATCAGGAAGAATTTACTTTTGACGATGGTAGTACCGGCACTCTGTTCAGTCTTGATGAGTTGATGCAGTTAGAGAATGAAGGATTCACGTTTCCTGACCCAGTGATGCTTTCTGTTGACTTACAAGAAAAAGTAGAATCCTTTGAAGCTTCAAAACAACCAGAGTCTTATATTTCTGAGACGACTGATGCAGAAGCACGCAATTTGTTTTATCAGATGTTCCCGGGCATTGAAAACTTTGCCAATGGTATTTATGACCCCTACAAAAAAATAAGTGATTTTACCAAGCAGGAACTTCAGGCAGAGTTGGTTGATAAAGGTTTAGTTTCTCAGGAAAGGTTTGATGAAATTTACAGTCGGTATGAAAACAATCCTGATTTGTTCACTGGTTCTACAGCGTCTAATTTTGTAGACAATCTTAAACAACTTACTACAGAAGAGCAGAAAGCCCTAAGAGATAAAATAAAGATTCGCCAAATAGTTGAAAAAAATATAGGAACATCTTTTTATTCCAACACTGCTTATGCTGCAACAAAAGTCATTGAACAAATCGGCAGTAAAGATAGAATTGCATTGGCTGAACTAAAGCCATTACTATTGAAAAATGGAGCTAAAGCTGTAGAGTTAGATTGGTTAGACATAGATGGCTTTATTGAGAGTAACAAAGGCAAGGATTTTATAAGCTCTCGCGATCTCTTGGACTGGGCCTCAAATATTCACGGCTTCGTTGTTTATGACCCAGAATCTGCAGCTCAGAAAAGAACAGTTAGCGATGTTGTATTACTTGGCTTTACCGAGGCAGCCGCAGGGCGTACCGGAAACGCTGTTGAATCTGATCCAATTGAAAAACCTATAGCAATAAGAAGAAGTGATGGAACAGTTCAATTCATTAGTTTAAATGAAGTTCAAGATGAAAGCATTGAATTATACGAAAAGTACATTGGCCGTAAGGAATTTACTGCATTTAAAAAAGCACTTGATGATCTGAAGAACTTTAACACACGTGACCTGAGTGATAAAAATAAACAACACTTAAAATCTTTAGTTAAAATTTATGCGGATTTAATTGACGAGATGGACCGCACAACTCAATTAGAAGAGTTTGGACAATTCACGGCAATGTTCCCCGGAGGTGTAAAAGGTACGTATAAAGAGCACTTGATAACACTTCCTTTTTCATCTAATAAGCTTCTCAAGGATTACGATAATAAAATAGTAGATATCATTTTAAAACTTTCTGAAATAGAAAAGAGTTTCAACGGCAAAAAACCTAGCAGCCTCGTTGCCCAAGAAATAAATCAACTTGAAAATCAGTTGAGTGAACTTAAGAAAACTCGTGACTCATTGAGTAAAGATTATTATAACAGTAAACATTTTCTATCGGTTCCTTCTGAGGTAATGATGCATCTTAGAACACAGATTGTCATTGCTCCAGATGGAAAAAGAGTATTGTATGTTCAAGAAATTCAGTCTGATAAAATTCAAGAGTTCAGAAAGAGTGTTTTGAATCCTTTAAAAGAAAAGTATGCAGATGTAAAACCAAGTATTATTCAAGATGGAAATAAAGCTAAGAGTAAAGCAAATGGTGATATTGAAAAAATAAAAGCTGCACTTATTGAAAACGGTTATTCAGATGAACAAATAAGTAGATACATTGAGCGTGAAACTGAGTTAGGAGAAGTCACTACTAAGTTTAAAAAAACAACTCCTGTTACAGAATCTAATCAGTTTGCAGAACTTGCATTGAAACACGCTATGAAAGTTGCCGCTGATTATGGTGTAAGGGAAATAGTCTTGGCCAATGGTCACGCAGTTGGACCAGTAGTTGGTGCAATAGAAGCTGATATGGCGGTGGGTATAAACACATTTTATAATAAGACATTACCTAGCATTGTTCAAAAACTTTCTTCTAAATTTAATTTTGAGATTGGTACAATTAGACTTGAAAAACCGCTAGCTGCATTACACCCTAAAACTAAAATTTACTTGAGTACTGAGCAGTTTCCTGTTTATTTTAATTCTCAAGGTGAATCTGTGATAAATGGAGGTCAAGCTTTAGAAGTGGGCGAATTAGATCCAATGTTTCTAGAAAAAGCTGCACTCGCTAACACCACCAGTGAATATATACCTAGTAATTTCTTCAATACTATAAAACTGACGGATGAAAGTTTCGGTAAAGTTGCAGAGGGTATGGCTTTGTTTCAAGGAGAGGAAGGCGGTGCTCACGGTGCTACAGTTAAGACAGACCAAGGTAAACACATCATCTTTGCGTTGACCAATCCAAACGTGACCACTGCGATGCACGAGCTAGCACACGTTTGGGAATCTTATATGACAGCTACCGAAAGACAGATGTTCATGGATTCAGTTGGGCATTCAGACTGGTCAAGAGAAACTTCAGAAGCATTTGCAAGAGGCTTTGAAAAATATCTCTATGATGGCAAAGCTCCTACCGGTGCATTAACCAAGATGTTTGAAGATTTCAAACGCTGGCTGATAAAAGTATATGGTGGAATAAAAGGCACTCCTGTTGAAATGGAAATCAGTGAGCCCATGCGTAAGATGTATGACGCAATGCTCGGTGAAGCTAGAGTAAACGATTTGAAGCAAAGAAAATCTACGGATATCTTTGATGATATCTCTGAGTTCATTAAAGAAATTAAAGGTAATCCTGAGTTCGAAGGGATTACTGATTCCGAACTCTACGCTGCACTGATGCGCAGTGGCTTTGAACCAAGTGATGTTCAGGATTATTTCTCGTTGAAACAAAGAGCCAATATCGCTAAACAGCAGCAGGGCAAAGGCATGTTCAAAGACGAGGCTGATGTCATGGAGAGCGAAGAGGAAGCAATGCGTGTGGTTCGGTCTCAGAAAGAACTTATCGATGAGATTGAGAACATGGATCCAAATGAGTATCCTGTGATACTTCAGACATTGTTTGATGCAATTGAGGATGGTGATGTTCCTTTGGCCAAAGCAATTCAAGACTTGATCGCAGCTAAGCAAACCGGTAAAGATCCTAAAATGATTGGTGAACTGTACAGCAGAATACTGAAAGCTGGTACAGATGTCGGTAGAATGTTGCAGCTTTTTAGACAGTTGACCAAAGATACTTACTTGTCCAGTGCAGAAGGAATGTTTAGACGCAATGAAAAGAAAGGATTGAATATTCCAGACAAAGCCAAGCAGAAAATCCGTGATTTGGCTGTAGAACTTGACCGTATCAAAGAACTCTACAAACAAAGCAGAGCAATTGCAGAGTCAGATCCATTTGGTATATCAAGCGCAGACCCCTCTAAAACTAATCTGCAGTACCACACAGGACTTTACGAGCAATTGCAGGAAGCAACCAAGCGGTTTATTGATGCTCGTCAACCATACGAAGGAGACGATTCACTGACTGACATGTATCGCACTTTCGTCAAAGGTGGTTTGATGACTCCGGGTTCTATATCTGTAAACACATTGTCAAACGTAACCAAGTTTATAACTGGCTTGATAGTGGATCCTCTAAAGTCAGCCATTAGTTTGACAGCATTCAAACTTGGTATTTCTGAAAAGCAGTTCACCAAAACTTCACTGAAAGATTGGTGGTCTGGTGTCCGTTACGGAATGCCAATGGGAATAAAGAGAGCTTACAAAATCCTCAAGGATGGAACCATGACTCAAGCTTATCAAAATCCTGATAGCTATGTTCAAGGCTATAGTTTCTATAAATCCTTTGCGAAATTCTGGGGACTTAAGCTAGACCAAATGCGTGTAGCAGCTGGGTACAGTGATATGTCATCCGAAGAGTTGGCTGAAAAACATGGATTCAAACTAGGCATGCAAGGTGAAATTCCTAAAAAGCAGCAAGCAATAGCTGCTCTTCAGGGTTTCTTTGGGGCAGTACCTGACGTTATATTCCGTGTGATGGGTGCAACAGATGCGGTGTTTAGAGATTTTGCTTATTTCTCTTCTTTGTCAGAACAATTTAAAATGACAAAAGAACATGATAGATATCAGCAAGCAATAAGGAATGCCAGTGGTCCTGAAAAAGCAAAATTGAAAGCCGAGTATGATGCAGTTAGAAAAGCATATATCGAAGTAAACACTGACTTCCAAAATACAGAAGCCAACAAAGAGGCCATGCGATATGTCTACAACAATGACAACTATACCACTGATATAATAAAACAAGTTCAGGGAATAACACGTACAGGAGCAAATGAAAACTCCTTCATGGCTAAAATCTCAAGATTGATTGGTACTAGTATTGTTCCATTTACACGCATTCCTTCTAACTACGCTTTGGAATTGACTGAGTTTTTCTTGCCAGAATACGCTTTGATAAAATTAGCATCAAACGGATACAAATCATACACTCGTTCACGTGGACTACAGGATGCTTCTTCTGCTGAGTATGCAGAATCACTCAGTGAACGCAGAGACAATGCAAGATCAATGGACCGTGTGTTGGCCAGAGCACTTGTTGGAACTGGGGTTCAGTTCATCGCACTTCAGATGGTGAAAGCCGGAGCCGTTAGCGGTGCTCCAGATGACGAAAATGAGGATAAGGGCAGCAGCATGACTTACTCATATACACTTGAGCGACCTTACTCAATCAACCTTACATTGGTAAAAGAAAGATTCAAGGAAATGTTTGACCCTAACTATAAATCAAAAAGAAACGATTTGTGGGACAAGGAAAACGATTTGATTATTGACTACCGTGCTCTGGGTATTTTTGGTGCAGCTTTATACATGCAGTACAAAGAAAACAAGTTGATGGATCAAAGTGAGTTGAAGTATCAGAACCGTGGAGACTTCGAAAAAATAACAAATGACTTTACTTTGAACCTATTCGGCAACTATGAATCTGCTGGAAAATACATTTTGGACCAGACATTCGTAAGAGGTTTACTCAGCGTAGCTACTGCGGTTAGCTCCGAGGACGAAAACAAATTACCCGCATTCCTTGCAGATATAACTTTGACCTTGAGTGCAGGTATGGTTCCAAACAGCTTGGCTTGGATGGACAAATGGAGAAGACAATACATGGTTGACTATGATGCTAAAGAAGCACCGTCTTTCAAAGCATTCGGCATGAAGGTTGAAAACACTGCTGCTACCTTGTACTGGCATAAAGTAGCAACTAAAATGGCTGAAAGATGGCCAATTGGAGACCCTAGTCAATATGTTGACTTGCCTTTTGTTGAAATCGATCAAGAGTATTTGCCAATTAAGTACGACGCTTTTGGTAAACCAGTTCTCCAGACACCTGAGGGAGCTACAATGGGAAGCTTCTTGTACAATACATTTGATGTATTCAAGGCAACACGTGCAGTGGCGGGTTATGAAACACCTGATTGGGAAGCTTTAGTTTACTTGGCTACCAAAAAAGGTGGTGCTTGGCATTCATTGCCTTCTTTACCTCCACGTAAAGTAGATACACCTTCAGGTGCATATAAGTTTGCTCCTGATGAATACAACAATCTTCTTCAGTACAGTAGTATGATCACTCGTAACATGGTCCAGCAGTTTATCATTGACTCTAAGGTTTATCAGGAACTAATTGATGTAAACTCTGCTGTAAACAAAGACCAAGCCACAGGTTTACCTAGAATGGGTATCGACAATATGAAAATACTACTAGGTTACGAAGTTCTTGGGGATCTATTGTCTACCTTAAATCAAGCAGGTAAAGAAATTGCGGATATTGCTACCTACACATTTGTTGATGCAGAGCGCAGAAAAATGTACGAAGAAGACCCAGAGAGATACATAGACATGGTTGTAACTGAAGCCTTGTCTCCAATGGGAGATTTCGTTAAGCAGATTTACGGCAATCAAGAAGCAGGTGGCGATAATTATGCTAGTAGACAACAAGGAGCCCAGTATTTCACGATAGATAAAAATTTAATCAGTGATCCGAAACGTTTTAAAAACTTCGCTACAGGTGCTATGCAACTGTTTAAAGAAATGAACGACGATCCTAAAACAGCTATTATCACAGGTAGAAACGCAGTATCAAGTAAATTGCAAAGCGAAGGTGGTGTAGACTTGGGTGAAGGTATTGAGTATGTTCCTTTTGATGCACCTACTAAGAAGTCTGCTGCGGTAGATACTATGGTGAAACAGAGAGACGCAGCTCAGAAACTAGCGAAGCCAAATATTGATCTTGGCGAAGGTGTTGAGTATGTTCCTTTTGATTGACGTTTTATAAAAATAAAATAGTAATTTTGAACTATGGCACTTAATGTTAAACTCGATGTTGTAAATGGTCAGTACACAATGCTTTTAAGCGATGTGACTGGCGATTACAATGCTACGACCAACCCTGATGGGTGGGGTACTCCGAATACGCTACGTTCAGCAGTTACCGCTTTAGCATGCACAGTGCTTAGACCGGGCCAGACTGTTGCGGATGCAATCACAGGGTTATATACTTCGACTTTTTGGACTTCGGCTTATCGCCAAGTAGATATATTTACTCAGCTCCCAACTGTACCAGATGGGCTGTATACCGTTACACTTACTTTCACCGGAGGTAGTGTTCCAGTTGAGACAACGTATTTCTTGAGGTACGAGGCAGCTAAAGCTACCTTGGCCCAACTTGCGATTCAGAATAATTCAAACTTTGAAGAACTAAAATTCATCTATGACAAGATGGTTTTGGCCGAAGATTCAGGACAATGGACCTTGGCTGAAACTCTCCTAGGTGAGTTTAATGATTTGGTTGCTGGCTGTGGAAACACAGGTTTGTCTGGAAGTTGTGGTTGCTAATGGCACTGACTGCGTTACAAATCGAAGCTCTAGTTAAGTCTAAGATATTCTTAACTAAGTTTATTGGCACAAGTGAACTTGCTTTGCAGGAGTCTGCTAAGTATGATGCTCCTTGTCAGGGTAAAATCAAAAATCAGAAAGATGCTTTGATGTATCTTTTTGCTATTGACCATGCCGGATATCTGACATCGGATGAGGTAAATCAACTTATAGGTTTATCTGCCGGTGTTTGCGGTGTAAATACTTTTGTTACACAGGCTGAGTATAATGACTTCTTGTTGAGTATAACTGGACAAGAATACTTGGTTGATGGTGATGGAGACGGAACACCTGACGTTGGAACCGGTGGTGGTGAAATCATCATTGATCCGGGAGAAGGAGAAGGTGGTGGCGGTGGTGGAGAGACTCCACTGCAAGATACCGACGGTGACACTATTCCAGATGTAGTAGAAGGAGTTGGTGATGCCGATGGCGATACTATTCCAAACTATTTGGATTGGGACTCAGATGGAGACGGTATTCCTGATAACATGGAAGCAGGTCCGGACCCTAATAATCCGATTGATACAGATGGTGACGGAACACCTGATTACTTAGACCCAATTGGTGGAGGATAATAAACTATGAGTTTCACAAGAGAACAAATTGAAAAAGCTGTAAAGGCAAAAGGTTATCAGTACTTTGAAAAAGGAACTTATAACGTAAACGTAATCGGGATCCGCAACAATGCACCCGGGAAGAAAGTCACCAATGTATTTGATGATTGGCTGACTATTTCCTTTAAGGGAGATGACGGAACTTGGCAGTTCTTTTGTTGGAGTGCCACTACCGATCCCGGTAAAGCTCCTATGCTTTTAGGGAATAATGGTACAGGCACTGCTCGTGTGGTTCCCGGCCAATACCCGGGGTCTCACTTTATCAGAAAGCACCAAGGTAAATACGATGCCCTTTGTCAAAAAGGACACATTCGTTTGTATCGAGATGCAGATAAAGACATGGAGTACGATGAAAATAAAATCACGGATTCTTACCTTGATGGAATCAACATCCACAAGGCAGGTCAAGATTCCACTTGGATTGATCACTGGAGCCATGGCTGTCAAGTTTTCAAACGTGTAAAAGACTTTGATGAGTTTATGAAAATCTGTAGAAAAGCTGCTGCTTTGCACGGAAACTCGTTCACTTATACTTTGATCGAAACAAAAGATATAATCTAATTTAATGGCTACCGAAGCCGAAATCATAGCGTCCAATGTCCTTGCATCGGCCATTGAATACAAGCGACTGTACGATACTACCAAGAAGAACGAGTACAAAGTAAAGGAACAGCGTCTTCGCAGGATTGCTGAGAACATCAAACTTATCGTAGCTTCAACTAGTACTAGTGCAGTAAGCTCTTTCAATGGTAGAACTGGTGCAATAACTCTGTTAAGTTCAGATGTTACCGGTGCTTTAGGGTACACTCCACTTTCGGCTGAAGTTGACACTTTGAACAGCGTAACCACTAGAGGTAACGTAACCACAAATACGATTGATATTGGTGGAGCACTGAGTGACTATTACAGATTAGACACTGCTGCGACTCCTACACCTGTTCAGGGAATGATGTTTTGGGATACAGACAGAAGTACAGTTGATGTCCAATTGGACACTGATGTATCAGCTAAATTAGGTCAAGATAACTTCTGGTATGTTAAAAATCAAAGTGGTGCAACGATATCCAAAGGCAAGGCAGTGATGGCTGTTGGTACTTTGGGTTCATCGGGTCGCATTCTCATTGATTTAATGGTTGCTGATGGTTCGGTCTCAGCTAAATACCTACTTGGTATAGCAGCAGAAGACATCGCTGATGGAGCAGATGGATTTGTAATTAACATTGGTAAGTTGAAACAAGTCAACACTCTGGCGTTTACTGCAGGTTCCGTTCTATACTGCGATGCAACTACTCCCGGAGACTTAACTGCGACCGCACCTTCTTCACCTAACTTGGCACTGCCTGTTGCATTTGTGGTACATTCAGATGCAAATGGTATACTCGCCATTCGTATTAACACACTGGATGAAAACAGTCTAGGTGGCGGTGGTGGCGGTAGTGTTGCGGGTTTAGATACACAAATACAGTTTAATGATTTAGGAGCATTTGGTGCAGATGCAGATTTCACATGGAACAAAACAACAAACGTTTTAAGCGTTGGAGGAACTACGGCATTTGTAAACGTAACTCAAACTGGTTCCTTTGCTGTTGGTTATAAAATAGGAAGCAAGTGGGTAACCAGATATAACTCAACATTAAATAACTTTATATTTGGTTCTGACGGTGCTACTTACGCATCCGTAACAACAGCAAATAACAATTTCTTTGCCGGTAATAATGCGATAGCTTTAGGTTTGACATCCGGTTTTAACAATATCGCAATCGGTTTTGACAATAGTAACAACGAACCGTTACGAAACCTAACCTCGGGAAATGCTAATATAGCTTTGAGTAGAGGAGCACTGCGAGGTGTAACTTCTGGCTTTGCTAACGTAGGGATAGGGGAATTTGCAGGGTATACAATCAGCACCACTGGCGATAACATTGCTATAGGCTACCTTGCTTTAAGACTATCTGTACGTACTGGAGCCATAGCCATTGGTACTAGTGCTCTGGAAAACTTTGTTGGTAACGGTGCTGAAGATGATTATTCTATAGCAATTGGATATACAGCAGGAAGACAAGTATCAAATGGTCGACACGTATTAATAGGATACTTGGCCGGAAGAGATATGTCAGCGGCAACAGCTGATGGCGTAACTGCTATCGGAGAACGTACAGGATACGGCCTCAGAACCTCTACTTATGATACAGCAATTGGGGGAGCAGCTATGGGTTGGTTCAACTCACTTCAAACTACTACTTCAAATGTAGCCGTTGGATACGGAGCCATGCAATTAGCTCCTTGGAGCAGATACATGGTAGCTATCGGCTATCAGGCAGGTTATCAGAATGGTGTAGCTACTGCCAGTGGACAGAATGATGGCAGTGTTTATGTAGGCTATCAATCGGGTTTTTCTAACTTGGGTAATAACAACGTATTTCTAGGTTATCTATCAGGCTATCTTGAAACCACCGCAAGTAATACGTTCATACTGGCCAACGGCTCTGCAGTTGGGACTCAGATTCTCAGAGGCAGCTTTACAGATAAGTGGGTAAGAGTTCAGGATACTTTACGCTTTACTGCTCGTACTAGTAACCCAAGCGTATCAGAAGCAGGTCACATCTACTACAACAGTACTGCTGTGAAGCACAAGTGGTATGATGGAACCAGTACTGCAGCTCTGAGCCCCGATCTAATTAAACCTGTCAGCATATGGAGCCCGACGGCCTCAGATAAAATAACTTTATACAAAACGGATAAAGCTATAACAATTAAAAAATTGTTCGACGTTGTTGTAGGAACCGGTAGCCCTTCAGTTACATGGCAAATAAAATACGCTACGACACGTGATAGCGCAACTCCTACGAATTTGTTTTCTGTGGCTAGAACAACAACTTCTACTGCAGGAGCAAGTACAACAACTTTTGCCAGTGCTTCAATTCCGGCTGGCAGTTACATATGGTTAGAATTATCGGCTGTATCAGGTACAGTAGATGAGTTTAACATTTCATTCTTAGTTACAGAAGATTAATAAATAAACAAATAAATAAAATGGCAGCAGATACCTTAAAATGGTTTAACCAGTTCATAGAAAACGTAGGCAAAGGAGTTCATGACTTCAGCAGTGATGCAACTTGTACAGTAACTGTAGCATTGACTGCTGCAGCAAACCCTCCTGTAGCAACTTATTCAGTGCTAGCAGACTTAACTCAAATATCATATACCAACCTATCGAGTAGGGTGGTTACCGGTATAACGTTGGAACAAGTCTCAGGTACAGCACCTCTTACAGCAACTGACTTGGTTCTCACCGCAAGTGGTGGAAGTGTAGCAGCATTCAGATATGTTGCATTCTATGATGACGATCCTACTTCTCCGGCAGATCCATTGATAGGCTGGTTAGATTTAGGCGCAGATTTAACATTGACCGACACCGACACACTCACTATAAACTTCGGAGTAAACGGTCTTGGAATCATAGCTAAAGTTTAAGAAAGATGGCAACTACAACCAATAGGTACTTAGCTTACCCTGCTCTTGCAGCGGGTATTTCGAGAGCCTCTTCAGGGGGTGCTGCATGGACTTTAAGTGCATGGACAGAGATTGTTCCTGCATCTACAATTACTTCTACTTTTTACATAGCCGGTTTAACTTGGTCTTGGCACACCCCTGTTGCAGCAGCAGATACTACTTACGAGTGGATTATAGAAATAGGCACAGGTGGAGCAGGAGCCGAAACAACAATACTTCAGATTCCCGCGAGTGTTCGTGGCGATACCTTGGTTGGCTATGTTCCAAGTAACATGGTTATTTTTCCTGAACCTAGGCAGATTGCAGCCAATACAAGAATTTCAGTAAGGGTTGCATATTCTTTAGCGACAACATCCAATACTCTAACCGGAATAAAAATACTATATCAGATAGTGTAATAGATGGCCGTTTCAGATATAGATAGTTTACCGAGTACCGCTAATGGCATTAGTGTAACTTCCACTACTGCTGCATGGGGTACGCCCTCTTGGACCGAAGTAACCACAGGAGTAGGTAGAACTATATATCTCAATGGTATTACATTTCAGCCTACTCTTATACCTGCTTTAGATACCACCATTCAAATTCTTATAGAATTGGGCATAGGTGGAGCTGGTTCCGAAGTAGTAGAAGTACAAATACCCTACAGTTTTAGAAACGATACACAGGTAGGTTATTATTTTCAAACTTCCCACACTATATTTTTACCGGAGCCGATAGAGATACTGCCCAATACGAGAATAACGGCAAGGGCTTATGATTCTCACACTGCTGCGGTAACTTATCAAGGTGTAAAATTATGGTACAGAGAAGGAGCACTGGCTGAAGAATTAATAGTTACACCCGGTTCTGTAATTTTTACTGGAGTACCTGTTACTTTAAGTAAGAACATAAACTTGAATGTGACTCCGGGTAATATCACTTTCACCGGAGAACCTGTTACCTTGACCAAGGTTGCAAACTTGAACGTAACTCCGGGAAACATTACTTTCACCGGAGCATCTACCACCTTAACTAAAAACATAGATTTCAACATAACCCCGGGTAATATCACTTTTGCTGGGGCATCCGTCACCTTAACTAAAACTATGAACTTGAATATAACACCGGGAAATATTACTTTTACCGGTGCTTCCGTGAGCTTGGAATCTACAGCAATTGTAGCAAGAAGAAGACAAGTTTTTCTAGGAGGGTAAAATCAAAATAAACCAACAACAAAATGGAATACATAGACAAATTTGCCTTACCTACCAAGGCAGGACTTAAGAGAGATTTGCTGCTTACGTCAATTGATATGAAGCCTTCGTATATTTACGTGGGGCTCAGAGTAGTAACTTATGAAACAGTAGACGATGTCGATACTATAATTCAAGATTATACCTATGAGACTAGTTTCATGAGTATAAATATTTACTACAACACTGTCACTGAGGTAATGATCGACGGCCAGACTTTGGATGTCAATAATCTTCCGGCCGACGTTATACCAGTATTTGACTACTTGAAAAGTTCAGTTGCCTATAGCGAGTATGTGAGCATGATTAGTGCAGGTGTAACCAAGGCTCTGGAGTCTGATCTAATAAAGTTAACTCGAAGCTAATACCTCAAGTTCATATAAAATTTAATTTGTAACTTTGTGGGTATGATCCCAATTAAACCTGTAATCCTTCCATCAGTAGGCACAGCAAAGTATTTTGAAATCGTACTTTTAAACCAATCCCTTCCCGCAAAAACGGCTAAATTTCACTGGACACTTTATTCAGAAATAGTTATTCCGGCAGACGAGCTAGACGAACAACCCACTAAGAAAGTAGGTGCGCTATTGTTTGGTGGTAATTTAAACATGGATGAAAAAGAGTATGCTCTATGGGGAACAGACGATAGTTACGCAGTTGATTGGGCAATGAAAAAACTAAACTTTAAGAGGTTATGAAAATAGATATGAACACGCCCATCCTTGGTTTGGATGGTGAAGAGTTAGCAAACTCAAACATTGGAAAATTAATTGCTCAGATGTTGGTCAACACTCCAAAAGGAGATGTGTTAAAACACTGGAACTGGGCACAAGCACTTTATGCTGGCGAAGCGTTGGAGTTGGATCAATCTGACACCGAAACGCTTAGGAGTTTTATCAAACAACACGATGACTTGACCATCCTTGTGAAGGCGCAAGCATTAGTTTGTTTTAATGATAAATAAAAATTACTTTTGAATACAGCCCTCAGATAATAAAATGAGGGAATCACTAATATGAAAAAGAGTTTCTTCTTAGATATGTTTTCAAGCAGCGAAGGGGTATCACACAAGCGTGTGATATCCTTTTTTTCTGTAGTTTGCGTAGCGGTTTACACCTTCGCAAAGAATAGTGATCGTGGACTGGAAGCACTTGAGTACATCGCAATTGCTTATGGTTTAGGTACGGTAGTAGAAAAATTTGCAAAGAGAAATGCCAATCAAGAAGGACAGCCGACTGAGTAGAGCTGGGGTCTCAGGGTACAATAAACCCAAGGCTACACCCGGACACCCGACCAAGAGCCACATTGTTGTGGCTAAGCAGGGAGAACAAGTAAAGACAATTCGCTTTGGTCAACAAGGCGTTAAAACCAACCAGACTGTTGGTCAGCGTGAAGCATTCAAATCTCGTCACGCCAAGAACATTACCAAAGGTAAAATGAGCGCAGCTTACTGGGCCGATAAGGTCAAGTGGTCACCAAGCAAAACTGCTTCTCCAAGTAAAAAATGGAAGAAGGGTTAAAAAATAATTATATTTGATTCATGAAAAATCCAATGAAAAAAGCCGTCGGTAAGAAAGTTTCTGAGTACGGTGGTATGGAGAAGTACTCTTCTAAAAAGGCTGAGATGAAGCACGAAAAGAAAGAAGGTAAAGCAATGGAGATGAAAGAAAAATCCATGTACCCAAAGCCCGGAAGATCCGTGGTTAAAACCAGAGGTATCGTTTCTCGTGAAGTCGATGGCAAACGCATGTTGGCTAAAGAAAAAACAAAAACCGTAACTAAAGGGGGTCTCGTTAAGAAAACCGTAGTTAAAGGCAAAGGCGTGCCGGGTAGTGTTATCGGCAAGTACAAAGAAGTTAAAAGATATAAGTAATAGTCATGGCGAATACTAAACAACCAAAACCAAAGAGCTACAAGTTAGAACTTGGACCAAAAAAGAAGATGACAAAAACCATCGAGCCTTTGCTCAAGATGAAAAAAACCATTGAGCCTTTGAAGATGAAGAAGACTATCACAAAGATAAAGCAAAAGAAAAAGTAATGGCTTACGGAACCAAGAAACAACGTTCAGCAATTGTAAAGAAAGCAAGAGCAGGTGTTGACCTTCAGGGTAAAGGCAAAGAGTTCAAAACTGTTGCCAGTAAAGTTGCTGCTTCTTACAAGAAAAAAGGAATGTCGTCTGCAAAAGCCACCGAAATCGGAAAGGCTACCGCTGCAAAAGAAATGTGGAAGTCAGTGACCAAGAAAAAGACCAAGAAAAAGAAATGAGCGACCCAATTGAGATTAATGAAAACAACAAATGGCAATTCAGCACGCAAATGCTGGTTGCCATTGTTGGTGGAATCATGTCATTGGCTGGAGTTTATTATACTCTCAAGCAGGACATTGAAGAAGCTAAGGTACTTCCGAAGCCTCCGGTTTCAGAAGTAGAATTTAAACTGAAAGACGAGCTCATCAGAGAAGCAATCCTTACCACTCAGAAAGATGTTACTGATATAAAGGAAAGCATCAAGAAGCTAGAAGACAGAGTTTACGATCAAAAGTAATGAAAGTCACTGCCACTATCGCAAGTAAACTTCTCATCGCTGCTGTTGGGGGATGGGGCTTTGGTGTTTTTGTAACTCAACCGTTTGTAGACAAAGATATCAAAAGTGAAAAGTTACGTTCATCAAAAGCAACTGTCTACAAATTAGTACAGCAGAATGCTGAGTGGAATAAACAAAACACTGTTGTCGGACTTGACAAAATTCCGAACTGTACTTATGTTTATGAAGATGTCTCAAACAATCCCAAGGTAAAATGTAAACTCCCCTGTGTATCTTTGTACAGTGGCTCACATCTTATCCAACGTTGGGAAGGAAACATCATGATGAAAAACGATGTGACAGTAGCTAAGATAAAAAAAGAAATGAAATAATATGAACAAGGCTAAGACAAAAACAAGTGTTCCCAGAAAATCTCCGATGGAGAGACAGTGGGAAATTGAAGATGCTGTTCGCACACTTCAAAGAGCAGAAACCATCCGTGGTGATAAAAAGCTAATGGGTGAAGTAAAAAAATCTATGAGCAAGCTCCAAAGCATTGTCATGGGTCCTGAAGCTGGAATGGCGAAAGCCAAACCTAAACCTAAACCAAGGATGAAATAATGGCAAAGGTTAAAGCTACTGTATCAACTTCGATAAAGGTTAAACCAAAGGTTTCTAGACCCGGGGTTCATGCTAAAACAAAAACGAGCAAGACCAAAACTTCCAAAAATTACGTAAAAGCTTATAGAGGCCAAGGATGAGTACTGCTAAAAAAACCAATCCAACCAAGTGGAAAGCCATTGTTGCTAGTGTAAAAGCTGGTAGCAAAGGAGGCGATCCCGGGGAATGGTCGGCTCGCAAAGCTCAGATCGCTACCCAACGCTACAAGAAATCTGGCGGTGGTTACGTAGGTCCAAAGAGTTCAGACAATTCTCTTAAAAAATGGTCAGACCAAAAGTGGAGAACATCAGACGGTTCTCCTTCAAAAGGCAAGAAAAGATATCTGCCTGACTCAGCATGGAAGTCATTATCCCCCGGGGAAAAAGCAGCAACGAATAAAGCTAAATCACAAGGAAACGCAAAAGGAAAACAATTTGTGGCTCAACCAAAGAGCATCGCTAAAAAAGTTGCCAAGTTCAGAAAGTGATGGAAATCGTATTCTCCATTGGCGTTTGTTTGTTTTGGACTTTGGTGTTGTGGATAATTTTAGACTGGCTGATAAACAAGCGTAAGAAATAAATACTATTTTCGAGATCATGATAGAAGTACAATTAACAACGGAACAAGCTGAAGGATTACAAAAATTCGTATCTAACCACATGGAGAACTGTTTGGAGTCTCTTGATCAAGAAGACTGCAGCTTTGTTACTCCTGAAGGAGAAATTTTCGAAAGCTACGGTCCGTACTGTGGGTGCGAAACCTGCAACACACGAGAGCAACTCATGGCCACCTTTACGTTTTTGAGAAAATCAGGCATAGTTGATATCTTTGTAGGTGATGAATAAAACAAGTTTAATAGGGGCACTAGTGCTCCTTATTCTTTTGACGAGCTGTTCTGCTCAAGATCGTTACAAGAGATTAGTAAAGAAACATCCTGAATTTATTCAGACTGATACCGTGACGGTAACCGATACTATTATCAGGGACGTAAAAGTTCGGGTTCCAGAATATAAAGATTCATTTATATTCAAACACGATACAGCTTACGAAACTAAAGAAGTCATTATAACTAAGAAGGGTGATCGAGTTTGGCTTAGCGTAAAACCTAAGGAAATTGTTGTCAAAGATACGGTTCCTTTTGAGGTAAAGGTTCCCGGTAAAGTTGTCACAATTGAAAAAACAAACTACAATTACATATGGATTACTTTGATGGTCGGCCTAGTTCTAGGCTTTCTCCTGAGACGGAGATAAAAGATAACGTTAATCACCCAAGTCACTATACTCAGGGTAAAGTTGAATGCATCGATGCGATCGAAGCTGCCACTGTCCATAAAAATGGACTCGATGCTGTTTGCACTGCCAATATAATTAAGTATATTTGGAGGTGCGAAAACAAGAACGGCATTGAGGATTTGAAAAAAGCACGCTGGTATCTTGAAAAAATGATTCAACACAATGAGCAAAAAGGAACTTGAAGAAGCTTTTAAAAAACTCGAAGAGTTAATTTCTTGGCATGAATACTATGCCGGTCAAAACAATCCTATAGAAGCCAACAAGGTTCAAAAGGAAATAGAACAACAGAAGCGAATCCTCAAAGATTTGAAACATGGAGAAACTCAAGAGATTCCTAAAAGATGAAAACCTCTCTGAAGATGAGGCGATAGAAAGATTACAGGCTCAAATGTTTGATCCTGCAAAGGATTTTTATGCAACACTGGTGTCTGCTTCTAAGCAGTTAATGGACGGTGTTAAATCAAAGACAATCGACCTAGACGATCCTTATTTCAAGGCTCTTTTTCAGCTCCTTCAAGCAGGTGATAAAATCAACAAGAGCTTGAAGCTTGCATTACTCGAAGCATACCCAGTCCGAAACATTGAATCCAACGACGACGATGATGACGACACACCTCTAGCCGATCGAGTATCTTCAAAGAAAAAGTAAAATGGAAATCGTAAAACGCAAAGCCACTGCTTCCAAGTTTGAATATGATAAATGGTGGAGCAAATACGGCCTATCCGAAAACGCCACCAATAAAGAAAAAAATTTATGGTGGGGGAAAGAACGTGAGCAATACTGGCTTGAGGGACGATTCGGTTTAGCTCCTGCTCACTACTTCATGCTTACTCAAGCAACTATCAAGAGAGCAAATGGTTCTAGGATCCGTCCTGTGTGGAGGGATCTTGATGATTTGATCTACGGTTCATACCACGAAGCGAGAAATACCTTCTGGGACTTGATGGTTACCAAACGTCGTGAGGCAGGTTTATCATTAACTTTTGGTGGAGTGATTCCAATTTGGATTGCATTCACCAATCCCGGTTCCACTTCACTTCTGACTTCAGCGGATAAAACTCGTCTTGAAGAAATGTACAAGGACAAACTTCGTGTTGTCTTTGACGGCATTGATGCTTATTACCGTCCCGGTATTATCTCCACTAGACAAACTGGTTACCTGCACATGGGTAAACTGGACAAAGCAACTGGTGAAATCAGTGGTCTAGATTCCAAGATTGTAACTCGTGATACGGTTGAACAACCAACTTCTCTAGAAGCATTCCGTGCGATGCATGTATTTCTCGATGAGTTCTTTCTACACCCTTTTGCTGACAAGGTTTATCGTTCGGCCCAAGCGTCTACGAAGGACGGCTTTATGAAAGTTGCTCCCATTGTTATGGGGGGAAGTGCGGGTGAATCATCTGTAGAAGGTCAAAAGAAAGGTGCTGAGCTTTGGAAAAACGCTGACATCATCAAGATGCTTACTGTTTTCTTACCCGGTTGGATGGGGATTCAGACAGCACCTGAACTCGATAACAACGGCAGAGAAACAGGTAAGGTTCTAAACTTCTGCCCTAATGGACACAGTGATGAGAAAGCTGCTACAGAGTGGGTGATGAAGACCAGAGACAACTTGGATAAACTAGAAGACAAGAAGTATCTGGAGTCATTCATAAAGCAGTATCCACTTACGATTCAAGAGGTATTTACCGCAAATGCAAAAGGTTCATTACCTCAGGACGTAATGTCAAAGCTAAACGAAAGAGAAAGAATTTTACTTGGCAATCCCCCGCCAGTTGAACGGTGTGATTTAATCAAGGGGTTGGATGGAAAGATTGAAGTCAAACCAAATCCAAAAGGTAAGATTCTCATGTTGGAACGCTACAACCCACAGCATAATTACATTGCTGGAATGGACCCGATTCCATTTGTTTCCAGCAAACTGAATGACGGTTCCGACAACTGCACCTCTGTCAAAGATTTGGATACAGATAGGTACGTTGCAATCTATAAAGAACGTGCATTGGATCCGGATGTAATCATGCACAACACAATTCTGATGCAGGATTATTTCGGAAAGGCAAAGGTGAATATCGAGGTAAACCGAGGAGGCGTTATTCTAGACCAATACAAACAGCTCAATCGTCAAGACTTATTGGCTTATCGTCCTACCCTACTGGGCAAAGCATTCAATGCAGGAGATAGAACCTACGGTTGGTACAAGAGTGATGCAACCGGGGAACGTGGTAACGCTTTCATTATTGACTACCTGAGGAAATTCTGGATGGAGATTTACTTTCAGGAGATCATCGACGAAGCAAAGAACTATCTTGTAGATAACACGGATATCATTGACTCCATGGTTTCATGTGAGATTCAGCACCGCCAGATTCTAGAAAAGAATAAGCGGGATCGTGGGCCAGAGTTAGTGGCCAAAAAGATCCCTACTATTCAAATGGTGGATGGTAAAGCAGTCAAGGTTTGGGTTGAAGTCAAACTTCATCGATAATCTTCATCGCTTCTTGGCTGAAGTTTTTGTAAATTATCTGATAGAGTTTTTCTGTTTCCATTCTTGCTTCGTGTACCCGGCATGCATTTAAAATCGTACTGTGGTCTTTCATAAACCACCTCGCAACTTTCACTGAATTGTAGTTTACGTGCTTGTGTAGAAAGAAGATTACCATGCGCTGCGCTTCGAGGATCTCTGGGAATCTCCTGTTGCTGCAGAACGCATCGATATCTATGTCATTTTTCTCACAAGAGAGAAGCATGATTTTTTGGACATGGTTAGGAACCGTGTGAAATACCAGTTTGACAGCTGGCTTTTTGAAGGTCATTGGTTTCCTTTCAGGAAGCTCCCTATGCTTGAAGTCCTTGTAACTTTTTAGGTTGTAAACGTGTTTGAGAATCTTGTGTCTGTAGATATCTTCTACATTCGCTGCCTCCATTACAGTGTCAATGATCTCTAGTGTGTAAGTGTGTATGTTTTTCATTAAAATAATCTCAATTGTTTGGGTTCTACGGCATCAATAATCTTCTGCCGTGATTCTCCTGTATAACTTTGCCCTTGTCCGAGTAGTTGAATACTGCTGACCAGCCTTTATACGCCTTATATCTTCCGCAAAAATCATAGATGTTAGTGTTGCTTTTTATTGTTTCTTCAATCGGTGTGTTGTTTACGTAGTAAGCTTCAAGAGCTTTTGGTACTGCCAAGAATGAGTTGTCTTTGTGTAGTTGCTTTTCAGTTTCAAAGATACCTTTCTTTTTGACTTTACCATTCATGCTTATGGCCAAATAGTTGTTTACATCACGGATTATCATCTTAGAATATTCAACTGATTCAAGAATCAACTTGGTTTCTTCTTGCCACTTCTCGTTGATTTGGTTTACGATGTGAACCTTGTCACGAGGGATCCGGACCGTAATACCATCGGTGTTAATCTGAAGCATTTCTAAGCCGGAAACATTGTCTACGTACTGCTCGGCCAACATTGAAAGCAGAAGCTGTCCGTTCAGCGTGATTGAATAGAAGTAGTATCTGTCAAAGAAGGCTGAGGTTATCTCACCAGTCTTTCCAAACACTCCGTTCAGGGCGAATTTCAAACCTGTATCTTCAGTTTTGTTCTCGGCCTTCTGGGCTTCGACACGTTTTTCAAAGAGTGATTTGTAGGTTTCAACGAACGCTGCCTGAGGGATATGCTTGGGGTGCAGATCATTTTGAATCGCAAGATTCGGATAGTAACTCTTAACATCGAAGTCAATGATGATGTACTTATCATCGCTTTGGTAAATCCCGGGTGCAATGCATCCATGGATCCCACCAACTCCGTAGTCATACTGAAAGCCTTTGTATTTCACAGAATAATTTAGCTTCTGCTTATCAGAAACGACCGTCCACTTGACTTTAGTCAGCAAGTCTTGGAAAGCTTCGCTTTGAAATTTAACGTAGGGGAGAATGCATTTATTCAAGTCAACCGTTTTGTCAAACTCAACCGCTTCCTTCAACTCCTTCTTGCTCAATCCGAAATCCTTGCGAATGGCCTTTAGGAATATTTCCTCACCGATTGTAATGTCCGGCATGTTCAACATGAAACGCCTATACTTGCTACCTAGTTCTTTTCTGAAAGTCAGCTGAGGCACACACAATTCAAAGAATGCCTTGGTGCTCAGAACATCATTCAAGTTGTAATCTAAAATCTCAGGAATCATTTCCTTGGTGACCTTCGCTGTGTGATGATACGGCATATCCTGAACCACTGGCCAGAAAATACTACACTGTAGAGCTTTCAGTGATGTGAGTTTACTTTTGTTGTTGAAGTGATTCAATAAGAATAAATCTATCTCAGTCTCACCTTTGTAAAACTCACGCTGTTCCTCACGCATCATGTTCTGGACCTTGTTGTAAAGGTGAATCAGGTATACATTGGTTGGAAGCGTTTTCATTTTGCGAAAGTTATCTGTGATAAGTTCACAAACTACCCGGTCAAAGTGAACGTTGTTGTAACCAATTCGATACCTTGGTTCCATCAAGTATTCATAAAGCGAATCTAAATCATCTTGACTTTCATGCAGGACAAACACATTTTTCTCCAGAGTCTTAACATCGATGTCAGTGTAGGAAAAGAAATTAGGGAATATCTCAACGTCATATACTACTGTGTTCATCTCGGTGATATTTTATTATTGAGTCGTGATAAATTGCTTGAGTCTTCGGATCAATGTAGAGTTCTTGATCGGCCCTAGTATTCCACCCTTCTGAAAATATCTTAATGGGTTTTGAATTGATGTAGATTATCAGGTAAGTGTCGAAGAACTTTACCTCATACGTTTTGATTTTTCTGAATAGGGTAACCACACCTCTCATTGGAGTCGGTGCTAGGTTTACGTATTCAACGTTATAACGCTGGCCAATCAGGTAGGTCAGGAGTTTGATTAAAGATATCGGTTTGATCATAGTTGTGTAATTCGTTATCGTAAAATTCTTGACTTTGTTCTTTGTATCTTCCGGTGCTTGGGTCAAAGTCAAATGTTGCATACCCAAGTTTACCCATGAAATAGTGTTTCACCTTCTGGACATAAACATCCACGAGCCCGGTATCGTAGTCACGATGCACTACAAATCCGTTGTCGGTTACGTTAAAGAAGTGGTGGGAGCCGCTGATGTCATAAAGGCGTGGTACTTCGTACTGATTTCCAGATTTGCTCTTCTGCATCTTCTTAGGATGCGCAACAAGGATAATCATCACCTTGTTTGTAATGGCAAACTTCTTCATCTTGACAAGCATCCTGCCGATTTTCTCATTCATGATATCGTTTTGGTTGTCGTGCTCAATGTAATTGAACGGATCCAATACGATTCCATCGACACCCTTCTGACGGATAAGCGACTTGGCTATTCGAAGTAGGTTGTCGATTTTAAAATCGTCTAGATTCGCAGTATCATAGAAAGAAAAGTGGTCATTTATGTACGTGAGCGCACGTTCATACATGGGCCTTGGCATCTTTCTTTGTGTGCTACCGGCCACGGCTTGTCCTGTAATCTGCTCAACCATTCGAATACTTTTAAGTACGTTGTCATTCTCAGGAGAAAACATTGCGAACTTCCAGTTCTTTCGTAAGGCAAGTCTCAAGCAGATTTGATCTACGAACGTAGATTTTCCTGAGCCGGGGACTCCGCTTACCACCACAAACTGACCACGCTTCCATGTCAATAGTTCATCGAACTCAGGATAGCCTACGCTATCACCCACCGGATAGCCGTTCTCATAGATGTCCATCAGTTCGTTTCTGAAATCATCTACGGTAGATATCTCAGGAATAGGTAGCGGCTTTGCTTGTTCAAATAGACTGACAAGAGATTCCTTTCCCTTGGCTTTCAGATAGTCATTGGCATCTTTGTATTCAGTAAACTCGATTACGTAGACATCGCACGGTTCAAATCGCCTAGATAAATCTTCCCTTAGCTTCTTACCCGGGCCATCGTTATCAGTGGCCAAGTAAATCTTCTTGTCTTGAAAGTAGTTGTAGCTATTGTCTAGCCATTCAAGATTGTTGTTTCCTGTGCTGGCTCCTGCGGGACAACTCACAGCAAAAGGATATCCTGCTTCATGCCAACACATCGTTTCTTCTTCACCTTCACAGATAATAATCGTGTCGCTGTTCTTGATAGCATTCAGGTTGTACGGAATCTTCTTAGCTCCGCTAACCATTTTGAACTGCTTGTCTCGGGTTTTGTACTTTACGTTGATGAGTACATCCCCATCCCAATAGTTGAAGTTTATGGTCTTGTGCTGTTGGCCATCAGACATCTTCTCTACGCTTTGCGTAACTCTAAAGTGATTTACGGTTTCGTAGTCAATGCCTCGGTTTGTAAAGTACTGATAAACCTGTGGGTCCAAAGCCTCGCCAACACGTTCTGGCCGATTGTACTTCTGTTCTACTACTGAACCCTTCCATTGGCAGTGATGACATTTGTACCAACCCTCATCGATACTCGCTGATAGACTAGGCTCACTAGATTTCTTTCGCTGATTGGCACACCGAGGACATACTGTTTTAACCAAGCCAGAGAACTTACCTTTCGTATCAATCCCCAGTCTTTGTAAATCTGCAACGTAACTCATACGATTATCCTTTTCTTTTGAGGTTCGTTGGATCCACGAGGTAGTTCAATGCACCACCTACTGGCTGCTGATTTCCAGTTCTTCATTTTGTTCTTGCCTACCATCCAACCTTTGGATTCGTAGAAGTGCCAGAACTCAGCTGAGTGCCGTTCAGAGTTGATTACCTGAAGGCTTTCCATGTGGGCCAAGACATCTGAGATAGCGGGAACCTCAAACCTTTTGCTTTTGCTTTTGGCTTGGACTTCAAGTGCGGGTACGTATACGCCACACATCGCATCAGCAAGGCGTTGCTTCTTTTCGGCAGGGAGATTTACTTCCAGAAGAATCTCAGCAATTGTATATAATAATACTTGATCGTCAGTCATGATTTTGATTTGTCTTTGAACTGTGGCGGTAACTCCGGATACGCACAGAAATTTATGTACTCAGGACCATTTGCTGAATAGTGATGACCGTGATCTGATTTATGTGAATAAAAACCAAATAGAACCCTATCTTTCATGCTGTCATCCCAAAAATACCCAAGCGTCCCTTTGGGAAAATTGGGCTCTGAGAAATCAAACACCTGCTCCTTGTGGAATAGAGTCGGATGCATATCTACTTGATAGTCCCTTCCATCACGTGTATAGTTCCAGTGCCTTGTGAAATTATCTGGTTTAAATATTATCGGGTATTGTGAGGCCGCATCAAAACCATCAATCGTTCCCCAACCGTGACGAGATGACCACGCACGTTGACCTACTCTGAATTTCATTTCATTTTCCATTGTTTTAGTTATGTTTTTTGTTTATAGATTTTCTAGGTTGTAATCGGTTATGTCCTTGACTGCAATGATTTCTTCATTGCTGTAGTGTCTTTGAAAAATTTCACGAGCCTTTTCTTCTGAGACCGCAGACACTATGGAACCGTGATGTACACCGGTGACGGCATATGTTTTCATTTCGTTATTGCTCATTGCTTTTCACCTCCGCAGAATTTAGTCTGTTAAATTGCCCTTCTATAGCTCGAATTAATTCCAAAGAAGTACCTTCATAAAGAGCCATTGATAGCATGATGATGTTTAGTTCAGGGTCATCCAACTCGATTGCTCTTTCGCTTAATCTCCCTAGCCAGTGCTGAAGAACATTCAGTGGAACTTTAAGAGCAGAGACCCCATTGTTCTGAGCTATTTCTTTTAGGAGTTGTGGGGTATCTACTCTGAACCCCAGACTCAATACTTTTTTGTGATTTTGATTATCGTTCATGATTCAAACTTTGCTTTTAATTTTAGATACTCTTCCCTCTCTCTGTCTTCTCTTGATTTTTGTGCTGCTTCTTCACGTTCAAGTTTAATACGCTGCGCCTCTTCTGTCTTTATTTTATCGTCAATGGTAGCCGTCAGTATCAAATCTTCATCAGAAATAAGCAACCAATTAGCCGGAAATTCAACGGTATTGTACTCACCAAATCTGTCCTCGTAACTTGAGACTACTGAGTCATCATCTATCCTAATTGAAGTTGAGTAACCATCTGTTGACCATCTATGGTAACTTACTTTCTGAAGTTTTCTTAATGTGCTATCTACCAATTCTTCGAAAGCTTCAAACTTGTCAATGAATATTTTAATTTCTTCTTGTGTCATTTGTCACCTCCAAACTGTTGGTTGTAGTACTCTTCAAAGGTTACAAACTTGCCCACAAAGCCTTCGGTGTAGGAATCTGTAATCTCTTCTCTGTGCATGTCTTTGGCTTTTTCTAACATCTCCTGAGGGTTCAGTTCTGTAACTGCACCTGCCGCATAGTTACTCATTTGGTCGAATAACCATTCAACGCTACTTTGTTTATTATTGCTCATTTGTTACCTTCCGTATGTTTCGTTGTAGTATTCTGTCGCATCCTCGGTGCTATTTACATCCCCGCCAATTGGGCAATTCTGAAACCAATCAACTGCGAATT